TGCTGGTGACTTCATTTCATATCCCCATTCTTCTGGCTGCCGTCGCCACAATAAGATTGTGAACCATAAAACCGTACTCGTGAGTTTTTCTTATCTTGTGATGGGCTTCATTCCATCCGCCGTCTGCAACTATGCCATTCAGAAAATCATCAAGATGTTCTTCCGGTAATCCTTCCTCGACAAAGAAGGTAAGGACATTCAGAAGCTGATGTGATTTGGTATTGCTTGAATTAATCCATCGACCGGCATCATAGGTTCGATGAAGGGGATCATGTGACCATTTCATTTATGCCTATCCTCTATCCATGCAATTGGATCGACTCCCTGTACCGCCCAAAAGAGTTCTTCTCTTCCGGTGCGGTGCAGTTCGTCATGATGATCGGCGCAGAGGGGCACCACCAGATGATCATGCACCCTCTTGCCCATGGTTCTGGGTCTGAATCCCCTGACATGATGAGCATGACAGGGGGTTCGACTACATATCAGGCAGTCTTCTTCCCTGACTTTTTGTAGGTACGCTTTATCGCGGAAGTCCGGGGAGCGGGGGCCAAACCTGTCTTCCCCTGTCGGGCCATGCCGATTAGTACGTGATACATGCATTCGGGTTCCTGAAAGAAGTGGCGCAGTACCGTGCGTGTAGCGACATCCCACTCCGGATACTCCCGGATAAACACCCGACCCTTCATCCGGCCTGACTTCTTCAGATGAACATAGATGTTGGCTGGTGTCTTGTTCAACATGCTGGCAATGCCAGACACAGTGAACCCGAGATCATGCAGGTTGTTCACGACAGAGCGCATGTTGATTTTATTAAGATTTTTCATTTCATCCTCGCTGGTAGAAGAACTCCGGGCATGACAGCCATGCCCGGAGACAGGTCACTCTAAAAAGGAATGTCGTCGTTCAGATCGTTCTTGGCCGGGGCCTTCTTTTCGAAGGGAGCGTTGACGGAAATGCTCAGATACTTTCCGTTCTTTCCCTCCTTGATCCATGCACCCAACTGCACCTTCAGTTCGTCGGGACTTCCGTCCTTCTTAAACTCCTCGATCCAAGCCTTGAGGAAGGGCTTGGTCATGGTGAAGTTACCCGTGTAGTCCGGGGCCTTCGTGGACTTCTTATCCTTGTTCGGGAACAAGGCACCGTTCGTGTTGTCAGCCATTGTCTTTCTCCTCTGTGTTACTACTTGGATTCCAGATTATTCAGGTGAACCCTGAACATTGCTGAAATCTCCTTCTTGGTGCCGGGAATAACCTTGTCTGCTTTCTCGATGGCAGCAAGATTCACGGCGTACCAATCCGTCAGCTTGGTCTTGGTCTTCACAGATGGAAGGAACGTATTGAAGATTTCCTTGATCATCTGGACAGCCTTGATGCCAGCTATCTTCTTGGGGTCCATGAGGGGGAGGCCCTCATCGAACGTCGGTGCAACGTCAGTCTGCTCGACGGACAATTCCAGTGTCTCGTGAACACCGGGATCATCCAGTTCTCCAGTCAGTGGGTCGTGCGGCACCACCCCATTAGCCTTCGGGGTAAGGGTCAGATCATCCAGCAAGGGATCAGCCTTGGTGGCCTTGATGTTCACCGGCTCCTGCTTGATGTCGTCGGCGTCCTTCTCTCCGGTCGAGACGCAGAAGGCAACCCGCATGAACACCTTGTCGGCATAGCTGAACAACTGACCCGTCGTCTGCGGCCCGTCATAGGGACTGAAGACGGTAACGCTCATGTAATCCTCGATGGAGGATGATCCGTAATAGACATCGAAGGCAAACTTGGACTGGACATAAGTCCTGTCCTTCATCTTGCCTTGATTGGGAACCAGATCGAAGGTCAGTTCCCGTGTGCGCCAGATCACCCCGACCTCAGTGGCGACCTTCGATACCTTCTCGTAGTAGGTATCGATGGAGACATAGTTGTAGCCTCCATGCTTGTTCTCCGAATCCTGCTTGAGCGACACCATCTTGGATCGAACATTCTTGATGGCCTCGATAAGATCGGAGGTGGTATCTTTGGAAGTAGCCATGTCTATTCCTTATGCCAATAGGGATTGCCGTAGAGCCGGTACATCTGGGCATGACACAGTTCATGCCGAAGGACGTGCTGCTGCATCACCGGATCGATGACACTCTTGTCGATGAAGATAACGTCTATTGCCCCCGGCTTCTGGCTGTTCCACCAGTAGCCGATTGAGCGTGACTTGCCGCTCTGGTATCCGAGATCGTAGTTCTTCCTCAGTACATACTGAAGATGATCGAGGTTCGTCCGACACTCCTGAGGGAATCGATAACCCCAATGGTCATGCGTCGGATATGTTTCCGCCTTGGCATCAACAGTTCCAAGAGCAACACAGCTTGCAGCAGCAAGCATCACACTACGAATGACGCTTCTCATTTTGGATTCTCCTTCTTCCACCTCTCATACTGACGGCACCATGCCGACACGTTGCAGTAGTCTCCCGTACACCTGATGGGTTCCCCGCGTCGGTGATCGATCACGAAGTTCCCATCAAGATTCGCCAGATGTTTCTCGGCTTCATGCCGACTGTCATGGACCTTGGTCGCCCGCTTGTTGCCGACCTTCATCACCGCCCATGAGTCGGGACGCATCCATCGTTCTTCATCCGTGCATTCCGGAGGCTCTTCCCCCATGTCAGATGAAGCGATGGCTTTCTGGTGGACAGCCACTCGCTCCTCGACAAAGGCGGCTGCTGTCTCTGGTGCCCACAGAGGTATCTCCACGGGGATAATGGGAGACTGCGGATACTCGTTGGACTGCCCCGCCTGATGACGGGACCAGTCCCTGATGAAGGCGCAGACGGACAGGGCTTCTACCTCATAGCCCTTGGCCACCCGAAGCAAATGTCCGTAGACGTTAAGCTGCTCTACCCAATCCTTCTTCTCACTCATCACCGCATAGGCAGAGCATGATTTGTAGTCGATGATCTTGACCTTGTTGTTGTCCAGCTTCTGGACATCCAACTGTCCGGAGATCACCCACCCACGCACGGTGATGAAGAGTCTCTCTTCGGGGATGTGTTCCTCGTCGCCGCCCCGCTCAAGTATGGCATGAATAGCCTGACCGAACAGCGCCCAGATACCATCGCTGACATCCTTCTCGATCTTTTCATGATGCAGCTTGAACAATGCGCCAATACGGGGTGGCTTGAGCAGTCCTGTTACAGACATGCGAGCTTCGCCCATGCTATATTGGTCACGCTCCATTGCGTTGACGATGGTCTTCGGCAGACCAAATTTATTTGTATACTTCACTCTCGTTCCTTTCTGATTGAAGGAGTTATCGGATGCTAACTCCAGTTAGATTTACGATCAAGGGAGAGCCTGCCTCAAAGGCCAACTCCCGCAGGCTGGTAACATTCGGCAATCGTCCAGCGGTTATCAAATCAAAGAAAGCAATCTCCTATGTAGAAGCATTTAAGATGCAATGCCCGAAGCTTTCACCCCTCATAGAGGATGATGTCGCTGTATGGATTAGAATTCATTACGCAAGCCGTCGTCCTGATCTTGATGACTCACTCATCCTCGATGCCATGCAAGGGTTAATCTATGTCAACGACCGATCCGTCAAAGAACGACACATCTACTGGAGCCTCGACCGAATCAATCCCAGAGCGGATATTGTGGTCGCGCAAATTGGCGAGGGCTGTACTGTTTAAGGGAGCGAAGGACCAGCATGACAGACACACACGCTGGCTGAGAACGGAACATATCAAAACCTATTGCGAACATGCCGGTGTTGACTACGAAGAATACTGCAAGGCCATAGAGTTCATGGCTGGCAAGAGTCCCGAGCAACAGAAGTTTCTGTTAGCTCGACTGAAGAAGACACTCGCAGCCTACAAGACATAACGAGTGTAATGCATAGGGGGAAAACAACCGACGCGATTGTTGCTTGCGAAGCAAGGCGGGCTTCGCTAGGCTGGACGTTTCACGGGAGAAACGCCAATGGAAGAAACAATCCGGTCGCTTGCCCTTTCCCAAAAAGAATCCACCAAACGCTACATTTGCCCTGCTTGCTCCGCTGAACGCAAGCATAGCCACGATCCCTGCCTCTCCATTACTGTCGAAGGTTCACTTGCCAAGTGGCAATGCTGGCACTGCAACTTTGCTGGTGCCATGCGCCTGACCGAGCGCCGCCCCCTGTTCCAATCAACACCGGCACCAATCATCATGCCCGAGATGGAAGAAGACGAGAACGAAACTGCCTATGCATGGCTCTCAACAAGAGGGATCACACGTAGCATCGCCAAAGAAGCAGGCGTAATCGGTGGCAACAAATTCATCGACGGAAAGAACCAGAAAGTCTGCGGGTTTGTCTATAAGAAAGGTTCCGAACCCTACGCCATCAAGTGGCGTGCGGTTGCGGAGAAGGGATTCATACAGACTGGTTCCGCCAATACCTTTTGGCAGATTGATAGAGTTACAAAAGGCACGCAGATCGTCATCGTTGAGGGAGAAGTAGATTGTCTGTCTTTCCTTCAGGCTGGAGTCACTGCGGTATCCGTTCCAAACGGTGCCCCGAATACGGTTAGTCATGCTGACGTTCCTAAGTCCGCGGTTCCTTCCGACAAGAAATATAAATATATGTGGGAGGCTAAGGCTATCCTTGATGATGCCCCAAAGATCATCATCGCAACTGATTCCGATAATCCCGGCAACATCCTCGCTGAAGAACTTGCCCGTCGTATCGGCAGAGCGAAGTGCTGGCGAGTTCTTTGGCCAGATGGATGCAAGGATGCTAACGATGTACTTCGTACCCATGGTTCCCAAGCCCTTCGTGATTGCATAGAGAACGCCCAGCCTTGGCCGGTCAAGGGACTCTATGATGCGGAACATTTCTTCGACAGGGTCGTAGCCCTTTATGACAAGGGTCTCCCGAAAGGGGAAAGCACCGGCTTTAAGTGCATCGATGAGATATACACCGTGGTTCCCGGCCAGCTAACCGTCGTCACGGGATCACCCGGATCGGGCAAGTCCACCATGATCGATAACTTCATGGTCAACATGGCCAAGAACAAGGACTGGAAGTTCGCAGTCTGCTCATTCGAAAACCCTCCCGAAGTACACATTGCCAAGCTTGCTGGTATCTATGCAGGCAAGCCATTCTTCGACGGCCCCACTCCGCGCATGAGCGTGGCTGCCAGAGACGAAGCCCTTACATGGGTAAGGGAGCATTTCTTTTTCCTGCATCAGTCTGACGGCACCCTTGCTACGCTGGATGACATCGTTGATCTGGCTCGCACCTCGATCATGCGGTACGGGATACAGGGATTGGTCATCGATCCCTATAACTTCATCGACAGGGGCGGTGAATCCAGCGAGACAGACTGGGTATCGGATGCCCTCACCAAGTTGAAGGTTCTCTCGATGGGTCATGATATCCATACATGGATCATGGCCCACCCCACCAAGATGCGGCGCAAGGACGACGGTTCCTTTCCCATCCCCACTGGCTATGACATCTCCGGTTCGGCCCACTGGTTCAACAAAGCGGACATGGGACTGACCGTGCATCGCCCCGACTTCCTTTCCAGCAAGACCGAAGTCCACATGTGGAAGGTTCGCTTCAGCTTCACCGGCAAGGTGGGCAAGACAGAGATGACATACGATGCACCAAGCGGTATCTATCTGGAGAAGTTCACTGGCTGTGAATTCGATGATGATCTTCCGTAGGGGATGAACATGTCCAGACATGCAATCGTGTTCGACACTGGCCCTGTAGAGCGTAAGCAGCACAACAAGGTTGTCATCGAGCAGGGTGCCAACATGCGTGCCCGCCTCCGTATCCTTGATGCAACCGAGATCGACAGGCTGCTGCACCAGCGCAAGATAAGCCTCGACCAGCACACAGCAGGCGAGCATCTCTTTAGGGACATATCCGATGCCGGATACTTTCCCTCCTGCAAGTGGGCGCTCGACTCCAACATCAGGGGAGATGTCCAGTCCATCTCCACCAGCAGATCAGATGCCATGATGAAGATCGTCCTCGCCAGATCATGGATGATCCAGCAGGCTGGACGGAGGATCACCGAGTACCTGTTTGGCGTCATCCTTGGGGAGCGCAAGGTTCCCGACCCACAGATTCCAGTCGTTCGCCTAGGACTGGATCGTTACCATTCCTTTGAGTCATGGTGGTATGGTGCGGAGAAGGACAACACCATCCCTGAACTGCTGGCAGAGATACCAATCAGGAAGTCTCGTCCTTCATGATGGACTTGATGGCAGCGGCAACAGTCTTCTTCCTTGCCATACCAAGTGCCATCTCCAACGTCTGATGAACTGATATGTGAGTGCCGGTCTTGCAGACGTAACCGGAATGGTGCGATAGACTTTTCGGAGTGACGTGCCAGTACATGCACTCCCAAGTTTCCTTGTCCTCATATACCCTGTGATTCCAGATACGCTGGACAATCTTGCGACCATCCATCTGCACCCCGTGACGCTTCACCGTCGCGTAATAATTCGCCGGGATCACGATAGTCATCATCGATCCGTAGCGAGATAGATAATCCCAGCCAACACGCGGCGCAGAGAGAATCTCTCCTGCTGGTTTCGGAATAAGAACCGCATCTGCTGGCGCAACATCTGGATGCTTGATCAAAGACTGGATCGAAGTCCGACCCAAACTTTTTGGGAAACAGGCCAGTGATTTTATAGCAGCATCATAGAAGTATTTCTTCTGGACGTGAGGCTTGTAGTCACCTGTCTTCCGAGTGAGTGTCTCGGCGTACCTGTAGTGGCCTGATTCCTTCTTGCCATTATAATTTTTCTGGTAGTACCACCGACCCAGCAACTCCCTGACAATCCTCTTCTTCTTGTCAGTCATGTTTTCCGGTCTGCCAAGAACCTTGTCCAGTTCCCTGAACAGCCGGGTTCTACTCTTGCTTGCCAGATTCATCGTCGCCTCCATCGATTGCTTTGTAGACACCATCCGTTCCGATGATGCCAATGATACGCGGTGGCATGCTGACAATAATCCCCTTCAGGGGATGACCGTTGTCATCGATCTCAGTCCAGATGCTATTGCCACTCTTCAGTGCATCGACGGCTCGACGCCGCACGATCCCGGTATAGGGTGGCTCCGGTATCAGGATGTTCTTGCTAATAGAGGAGAGAACATCCTTCAGTACCGCTCTCGCTTCCTTGCCGGTGACAATCTTTTCCTTGTCATCCGTATGTCGTTTAATCTTGAGGCGCATGCTCGTCACCATCTAACTTCTGTTTTGTTGTCGAAGATCGTAGCAATCGTAGATTCCAAGGCATCATCAAACCCCAGACTCACTTGATGAATTGCATATGAAAGCAATCCAACGACAGTGAAGGGTGTCGAATAATCCTTGGCGTCGAAGTCTAGTTCCGCGTCAAACAATCTATGTCTGCGTGGCATCTTTCATCCCTTCAGAAGGAACAACATACCGACAAAGAACAGGACAAGGGACACACCCAGATTACTCTGAGCCATACTCAGGCAGGCAATGGTAAGGGCCATGCCTGTAATGGATTTGATGGCACGCATTACTTCACATCCGCAGTGATAGACTGCAATGCGATCCATCCATCGAGTATCTCTTGACTGGTCAGTCCCTGTTTTCGTCCCATATTCCAGAACTCTCGGGCTTCATCCGTAAAGATGAAGTGGTTTACTGGTTCTCCATTGACGGTGATAAGATTAGACTTCATGAAGCGATGCTTCATTGCCCGAACGATTTGTCTGGCACCCTCTGTCATCCAGAGTCGCTTCTTGTCCCCGCTGAATTCGCGGTAATCACGCAGGCTGATACCATCAGGACGCACTGACATCTCAGCCACCCATTCGCATGCATCAACGTCGGGTGCCGGTAATACCTTGGTCATGTTGACCTCCCTTATTTACGCAGCGGAACTGTCTCACCCCATGGGGCAATGACATCTGATGTGATGACCCAAAGCACCGGATAGGGAGCAGGCTCCTTGGGGAAGGGTCCGTGTCCATCTGTCAGATAGATCGCACACTGGATATCAATGCCGATCTCATCGATCATCTTGAAGGGCGGATTGAAGTCAGTGCCACCGCCACCGCGAGGCTTCAGGACAGGTTCTTCTCCGCCCTGAAAAACGTCATGCCCTGCCACCTGTGAATCGCAGTACATGATGTGTAATGTTTCCGGCATTACATCCTCATGTATTGCCTTGATCTCCGAGTAATACTGGGCACCCTCTGATTGCGGTGAGGTATATTCAACGGAACCGGAGGTATCCATGATGACGAGTATCTTTCCGACACCGGACTTCTCGATGTGCGGTAGGTACAGGTCATGCGACAGGTGTCGGCGGGATGGCCTGCTCCATGAGTAGTCATTCGGTATCTGCCTGAAGACAAACTGCCGCAGCCTGTCCCGCCAGTCGATGATGGGCTTGAGCGAGGTCTTCAGCAGGAACTCCAGTTCACTCGGCATCTGGCCAATAGCCTTGGCCGCAGCCAGTGCAGCGGAGGTCTTGGAGTCGATGTCCCGCTCGATCTCCTGCGTTTTGTTAGCAGAGAGTTCAGACCCGTCTTCAGCGGTGGGCTTCTTGAATCCACCCGTACCACCCGGATCAGACTGGCTCAGATCAATGATGACATTGCCAATCTGTAGCTTGCCGGAACCACCCTGCTTCTTGTGTTCTTTATCAAGCAGATCATAGATGGCTTCGGCTGACATGCCATCGTACTTCAAGTCGAGAAGGATGGGATACTTCTCGCCTGTCTCGGGATTGACCTCTGCCGGTGGCATGGTGCCGACATTGCCCTTGTGCAGCAGCAGATTGATTGCGTAGTCACAGGCTACATTCCACAGAGACGGATCACGAAACCCCATGCGAAGCCCATGCTTGAGACAGATGTGCATGACCTCATGGGCAAGCACAAAGATGACCTGATCCCTTGGACGCAGAGGCTTGTCCTTACTGCCCTCATGCAGGAGCCATATCGGGTTGAACATGATCATGGTGCCGTCAGTGCAGGCAGTCGGGATGGATTCGGATTCGATGAGGGGAATCCCAATCACATAGGTGCCGTAGTAAGCAAGCCGTCGCAGCATGACCAGCTTGGCTTCTGTTACCAGTCTCTCTTGATTGACGTTCATGACTCACCTCTCATAAAAAACCCCTTCACCAGACCGTGAAGGGGCAAGTCATCCTCGATAGGGGATGAGTTCAGTCCTTGGCTGGCGCTTCAGTAGCGGCAATCATGGTGGCGTTCTTGACCAGCCACCGCTGGCCTGACGGGCTGCCCGATACCAGCAACCTGTCCCGCTTCAGCACATCGCGGTATCCGATGAAGCCGAACTCACCGGGCAGCCTGTTGAAGTAGCGGAAGATAGCGTCCGCATTCTTACGGTTCACATACTTGGCGAGGTGGGTCGTCTCCGCAAAGAGGATCGGCATGGAGTCATTACCATCCGGCACCTCGATGTTGTCGGGGTCAGCAATCACCATCTCCGGGTTTCTGAGAGAGCGGAAGATTCTGAGATGACCCCAGAAACTATTGGCCCACTCGACACCGCAGTCACCCTCGATCAGGGCACGCTCGACATGCGGTGACTTGGTCTGGTTCAGCATCAGCCCGACCTTGGTCACAGACCGGGGCGACGGAAACGATGGCGCACCGGCATCGAACTTGTGCAGCATGTCATTCGCCACTCGGATGAACGACACCACCGAACTGTGGAGTTCGAAGGGTATCGCCACATCATCGATCCATTCCTCCGGTGACACCATCAGAGGGACATTGGTTCGACGGTTCTTGATATGGGTGTTGGCAACAAACCCACCCGCCTTATTGGTCAGCTTGTTGCCCGCCATCAGGATGAATGTCCCCTCGGGGAACACGATGTTACCCACCGTCCGGTCATTGGCGATGCGGGCGATTAGGTTCTGCATCATGTTGGGTGCCTTATCGACCTCATCAATCAGGATGAAGGGGCGATCAGTCGGCAGGAACTTGAACTCATCCAGCGGCAGCATGCTGAAAGCATCCCGCGCTTTGTTAACGGACGGCAGACCCCAGTCGATAGGCTCCCTCTCCGGTGCCACATAGGCGATGAAGTGGGTGAACCCATTGGGATTGATTACCTTCCTGTCCTTGAGGGGCAGCGAGTGATCGTCCCACTTGCGATGGGCCATGAACACAGACCTTGCAAGGGAGGTCTTGCCGATACCCGGATCACCCACAAGGTAGATAGTCCGGTGCTGTCCGTTACCGAGAGGGTTCATCACCGAGTCTTCAATGATGTCTCGGGCTTGCCGCATTGTGTACTCCAAGATAGTCCTCCTTCAATTAAAGATTAGTAATATTCCGCTTCGATCTGTTCATCGACATCGTTCTCATTGTAGTGCGTGTTCATCACTACCTTGCGGTAGGTATCCTCCCTCTTGCAGGAGGAACAGGTAATGCCGCAGTAGATACCGCGACCATCATGCAACTCACGGCCCTCCTTTCCAGAGCCACAGGTACAACCACCCTGCCAGTACCTGCCGGTCCACTTGGACCCGACAAACTGGCCGACGTTTTCTTTTGCCATCTTTCACCTCCAAAAATTAAGCCTGCCCAGTCTTTGCACGCACTGAGGCAGCAAGCACCAGTGCGCTGCGCGGACTGTCAGCACGCACATACACGACGGTCCACGGCACAGGTGTCCAACCCATGGTGCCTAGATGACCCAAGGGCCGCACTGCCCAGTCCCGATTGCGTAGGTGCGTTGCTTCATACTCGATGGCATCTTTCATCATCACCTCTTCTTGTTGAAACTCTTTCATGTTCATCCCCGACAGAGGATGAACATGAAAGAGGCCCGGATTACTCCGGGCCTCTCCAATGAATGGCTTGGCGTCATCGCAACATGGACAGGGGGAGCCGCCCATGATTGATGTTGCTTCCACCATCCGCCTATCATCCCAAGTGGGGCTCGGGATGAATCTCTATTCCTCCTGCTCTGCGATCTCCTCGTCCAGCTTGTCTGCCAGAATACGGGCATCATCCCTCTGCTTGGGGGTCAGCTTGAGAAGAACCTTGGCCGCAGCCTGTACCGGCGTCGGGTCGATGCGGACAGCCCGCTGAAACTTGTTGAAGGTTTCGATCTCGGCGGACATGAGGAACGCCTGTACTGAGGGCAGGCTATCGCAAGCGGCGGGCAGACCGTCGATGGCACGCATACCCTTGCGGACACCACGCACGCCCAGACCGGCACTGATGGATTCGGTGTACTTGGCAGCCTGCTTCTCCGACAGGCCAGTCTCTGCCATGACATCCATCTTGAACTGCTTCGCCAGCTTCTTGCTGTAGCCGTCCATGAACACGCTGTTGTTGGCGTAGAGAATCCAGTTGGTCAGTACCTGCCAGAGGATACCGCCCTTCTTCTCATTGGCGGCGCTGATCTCGGCCTTGATGGTGGCGAGATCGCCCTTGACCAGATTGGCACCCTCGCGGAGGTAGTTCTTGCTGTTGCTATTGATAGCCATTTGTCACTCCAATCTCCTGTTATGCCCGGAGTGGGCTTCGGACGAGCCGTCCGCTCGTTCATCCCCCGAAAGGGATGAACTGGCTGAAGGCTCTTCAAGCCATTGGCAATGTAATCAGATAGAACGTGCCGGTTGGTGTGACGCGACGTTCAATCTTGGGTCGGTCGCCTTCCGATACCTGCCCACTGGCGAACAGGTCCTGTAGGATTGCATCTGCCCGTTCGAAGTCATTGTAGTATCCAGTGTAGTCGTAGCGCGCTTCTTGATTAGGCATCTTTCTCTCCTGCCTCTGGCTTCACATAGGGCTGCGCCAGCACATCGTGGAATATCTCACCGATGTAGTCCTTGATCTGATTGCGATTTGCACCGTCAACCTTGATATCAAATCCATCAAAGGCCGGTGTCACAATAATATGATGGCTGGACGATCCATCATATGAACCATGTTCATCCATGTGGTGGAACGATGTGTTGAGAACGATCCTGTTTTTGCGGCATTCATCTTTGGCGATCTGAGTACCCAGATCGAAGCCGCTCCCACGAGGGAGAACTTCCCTTTCGATCCGATACAGTTCATCGCTCCAGATCGAGAGCCACTTGGTATTGTTGCTCCTCTCGCAGTTCTCCATGGCTTGGAGAAGCTGCGAGATGCGGGTAATGATTGTGGTCATGGCCGGTCCCTCCAGTTAATCGGCTGGCCCTTGCAGGCAGAGGAGAACCTCTCCTCATCGAAGTTGGGATTGGTTCCCCGGAGAACGACGGTCATTCTCCTGATGAACTCATCGAACTCATCCTCACCCATCCCATCCCTGAGACGGGCCTTCGCATTGGCAGCCAATGCCGTGTAGTGTCTGTGTTGAAGAAGCATCTCAGTTCTCCTCTGCTCTCTTGATTGCAGCGATCATCATATACATGGCACCGACACAATCATTCGGTGCCACGGAATCCATGTGCGAATTGTTGGCAATCATCTTGCCAATCCAAGGCAGGGCACGCTTCAGTGCCTGCAGCATATCGGGTGCCGCAACCAACAGACGGGCAACCTCTGCATTGTCACAGTCGGCAACGGACAGGTTGTCCGGTCCGACAACACAGACACCACCCACATCCTGATAACCGGGCATGGGAACGAGACGCCATTCGGCGTTCATGGATTACCTCCTAGTATTTGGTGCCGTAGTAGAGCCACGGATTGTTGGGATGACGCTTGTTCATCACTCGATAGAACTCACGGACGATGTAGTCATTGGACTTCACGTCTGCGAGAAGGTCTATCTTGCGGGTATGGCGCAAGAAGATGTTGGTGAAGACGTAGAGGGTCTGGAGATAGATGGCATGACCCAGTTCATTCATGATGATTCTCCTTGTAGGTGAAGCCCACACAGGAAGGCATGGGCTTCATAGACAAGGAGATACCGGCACCGCTATTTGCGCCGTCGCGCCGGTATCTAGTTGAACCTGTTCCCTTATTGGTATTGGTGCCGGGATGGTGATTGCATAGGCTGTCACGAGGGACTGCCGGGTGTCTGGTGCGCGGCCACGATGGGAGAGGGGCACTGACCAGAGAGCGCGAAAGCGACGATGGGCTTTGGCCTATGGGAACGTCCGTTGGCTTGATTGGTGGGAACAGGGGTTCGATAGGGTGGGAGCGTCCTGCTCAACCAACCTACCAAGTTGCCCGCCGACGCTGGTTCGTTACTACCAGACGCCGCAGCTAGGAACCTGCTCATGGTCCACTAGGGCAATCCCTCGCGGGGTGTTTCGATGAAGGGCAGCCTTTCATCCTCGCTAGAGGACTAATCGGACCTCGACATCTACTCGCCGCCACTCGGAGAGTTTCTGGCCTTACTGACGATCAGCACTCCTTGCATCTCGCCTTACCGCTTCCCCTTGCGGGTACTGTCGGCTGCCGTTTCACATAAGCACCTTGCGGTACCTTGCCGGGACAACTCACTCGCCCCGCGTTACCCCATGAGGGGGCAACGGCGGCATTATGGGCACGAACGAAAACCGTTGTCCCTGCGACCGAACGACGCAGGGACAAGCCGTTGTTTTCGTTGGGTTTTCTGGCGTCAATGCGACAAATTGTCGCAGCCACGCGGCGGGCGCGGCGCGACAAAAGAACGTGCGCGCAGGATACCTGCTCTCTAGGAGGTGATCACCTTATCGAGCCGCCCCAGATGATGGGTATCCAAACCCCAAAGACCACACCAGAGCAGCCCCAGATGATCACCATCCAGACCCTCTGATCTCCTCTCAGAGCCGCCCCAGATGACTAGGGTTCAGACCCTCTCAGGTGGTGCCAGACTGGTATGAATTGCCCTGATTACAGGCTACACTCTGTCCCGCTTGTCCCATCTCTATTGAATGGGACAGCGGGACAGGCGAGACCGCAGCCCATCGTCTGCATTGCATGTGAATATGCATTGACCATGCGCCCGGAGATTGCCCGGAGAAATCTCCGGGGGGATCGGGCCGTCAAGGCGGGGGATCGGTCGGGGCTTTGGATTGCCGCTAGGGCGGTAAATTTGCCCGCCACAAGGCCTTGCGCTAGGTGGCCTGTAGGGTGGTACCAGAGCGAGGTCGAAGGCCTCTGGAGGGCAAAAAAGATGGGGTATTATGATACCCCATTGCAGGCAAAGAAAAACCCCCCGGAGATTATCCGGGGGGTTCTGGTGGCGGTAGGGGCTAGTCCTGCTTCGGGATGAAGGCGTTGACGCCCACCTTCAGAAGGCCGTTGGTCCCGCTCACCACGACGTTCCCGCCTGTGGTGCCGACCAGTGAGGTCTTGCCGGACTTGCTGGCCGGGTACTTGGCAGCGGGATCGTACGAGAACGAGATGGTGACGAGCTTGGACTTGGCGTCATACTTGGTGATCATGGTGCTGTCCTCTGAAGGGGCGGAACCGGGATGGTTCCCCGCCGGGCGATCTCGTCGCCGGTTCATCGAAGATACGGTTTCCAATGCCCGGTGATAATGCGACAATCCGCCGCACATATAACGCTGAATTTGCTCACGGGTTACTAAATGAAACCAACTAAGCGCCGGCCTGCGAGCGCAAGCGAGATACCAGCGGCTGCCAGAACCAAAGCTCAAAAGGCACCAATGGGAGAAGCCGAGATCGTATACCTAGCGGGCGGCACCCTAATGCCTAGGCTCCCTGTAGATTTGGACATACCTCCGGTCACAATCTCCGGGGAAATCAGGACCGGGCGAACGCTGGCCAATGGGCTAACCCCCAGAGCGGACGCAATGGCAAGGCTGGTCGCAAGGGGTGCCACCCTGTCCGACGCATACAGGGCAGCGTATCAGGCAAGGCCCGACATAGCGCCAGAACAGGTGACATATGCGGCACATAGGATCACCAGCAAGCCGGTGTGGCGGGACGCAATAGGGCAGTATCGCGGGGAGATGGAGGCGAAGAGGGCGCAAGCTGTTGTAAACATGAGAGATTTCGTGCTCGGCAGGCTCACCATGGAAGCCCAGACCGCAGGTGAGAGTAGCAGCCGTATCCGGGCATTGGAGCTATTGGGGAAGACGGAAGCTTTGTTCACTGATGTCCGCCGCACTGAACGCAGCATCAATCCCAAGGACCTTGAGGCACTAAAGTCTCAGCTATATCAAAGACTTAGCACTGCCCTAGGGCGCTACAATCCCTCGCTGTCCCTCGGCATAGGGACGGTGAACAGCCCGCCATCCGCCACGGCGGAAGAAAAAGGCTCGCGCGAACCCCACCCACCGGGCAGCCCCCTTGCAGCACCAGCGGACCCGCCTGAGAATTTTATAGTAACCCCCGCATACGAACCCAATAATCCTAGCTCCCCCTCCCAAACCCAACCGGGGGTGCATTTTGGCCATGAGCCAGTCCGAAAAGGCCTGTCTGAATTTTCTGAAAAATCAAAGGTTTCGGACATCGAGCCTATTCTGCACCGCAGACCGGAGGTCGAGGAAGCGCAGCATCGAGAAATGCTTGAGACTGATCTGTAGTCTTCCAAGCTAAGTGTCCCGCCCGTGGAGAGGGAGCATTTTATCCAATGAATACAGACAGTTACGAAAACTACCGTTTCAACCTTGACCCCGTGTTGGGCATCGACTCGGCAAACGCTGTTAACTCAGAGGACTGGGCTATCTGTGAGCTTTTGGCTGACCTTGGGGATGACCTGTCTTGGGAACTGGTCTTTGAGCTTGCTGCTCAAGTGGATAGAAAGAATGTCATTGGCCTGACAATGACCAGCTATGAGAGACATTGGCGGGCTCGCCGGTCCCTTAGGAACCGCATGCTGAAGGAGATGCGCTGTGGCTAAATCACCCGCTTGGCAGACCAAGGCTGGAAAGAACCCGGAGGGAGGTCTCAACGCCAAGGGACGTTCTTCCGCCAAGGCAGATGGAATGAACCTGAAGGCTCCTGTGAAGTCCGGGGATAATCCCCGCCGTGCGTCGTTCCTTGCCCGGATGGGAGGGATGCCGGGACCGGAGAGGAAACCGGACGGGAAGCCGACCAGATTGCTGCTTTCCCTTCAGGCTTGGGGTGCCGGGTCCAAGTCGGATGCCAAGGCGAAGGCGTCGGCTATCTCCAAGCGGAATAAGAAGTAGCTTGCGCCCGTTCTATGAAACCTCTTCCCAGAGGTCCAACGAGGAACTCATAGCTCGTTACGTAGCTACCCGCTGGGACTGCAAGATCATCCGGATGAAGACAGCCTTTCCTGTAGATTACATGCTCAAGAGACCGAGCGGGTCTGCCTTCGCGGAGATCAAGCATCGGGACTATTCCATGGATGCCATGGACCGGATGGGCGGGGTCTTCATCAGCCTGCTCAAGTGGGGCACCGCCAAGAACCTTTGTGAGGTAGCCGCCTGTCCCCTGATAGTGATCGTCAGGGATGGTCTTGGTGGCACCTACTGGTACAGGACCAGTGACTTCTCCCATGATGGAATTGGGTACGGCGGTAGAACGGACCGGAACGATGATCAGGACTGCGAGCCTGTAGTCCTCCTGAGGAAGGACAGGTTCCGTAAGCTTTAGGGTGTCTTGGCCTTGTCGGGTTCATCTGTGAGGAGCGCAGCGCGGGCGGCGGCGATCAGTATGTCCGCGTAGCGCCCCCTCGGCGTCAGTTCGATGGCGTTTAGCGCCTCTTCCAGTTCTTTCGCGTCGATCATGTCCTATCCTCCTATTCTAAAGCCATACTCGCGCGCGGCGGCCTTGTGCAGCGCCGCTGCCATGTACTCAAGGTCCAGCGCCGCAATGAATCCGTCGAGCATTGCTGGGCGCATGGTTTTCTTGCCGCAGTAGAGCCTGCTGATGTGTTGTACCGACATGTCCAACTCGGCAGCGATGTCCTTTGGCTTCTTGCCTTGAGCCGCTGCAAGCCTTCTCAGGCGCTCACCCAAAGGGAGGTCAGGGTCCGTAATAGTCTTCATCTGTATCTCCCACTCGGGGATTCTGATGATTGATCTTTCTTGTGATCTAGATCGTATAAATCCGGTCTCTCAGTGGCGGCCATATGATCCTCGCCCTTGCGATACTCTCCCTTGTCCAACCATTCCCGAGCCCGTAGCAGCCGCTTGGCCTGCCATGGCGATGGATTGGTCATGCGTTCGATCCGAGCAAGAAGGTTCCTGCGAGCGGATTCCAAGGGATCAGGATATTTCATAGTGTCTCTTTCAACGGCAATAACTTGCTGGGACAACGCAGGATAAGCCCTGCGGCTTCTCCTGCTTGTGTTCCTCTGTGGTGGATAAACATATCAGTACGCTGGAATGTCGCAGAGTTTTTCGAGTTCTTTCTTTCTTCTTTCCAGTTCATCTCCTGAAATGGTTCTTCCTTTGGAAGCCTTCCCTAATTTTGTTCCATGAAGAACTTTGTATATTTTATTCTTGCGACTTGGTTTGATTAGCTTCCCATCAATACCCTTCGTTAAATGAGCTTTCTCGGGATTTCTTTTGATGGCTTCCGCAAGGGCATCAATCATTCTTTGTGGCACCAACTTTCCGGCTTTTTGTTTTCGTTGGATTTGTCTTCGAATACCTTCGGCTGAAGTGGGCTGCATTCATCTATCCAGTTTTGACGGTGAAGCTTTTGCCATAGAACGAGCCTGCCTGACCTTTGGGGGGGTCAAGCAGGCATAACAGGTTCCAGTTCTGACGGAGCCAGCCCCCGCCATTTACCTCCACCCGCCCTTTTTACAGGACCCTCGCAATAGCAAACCCGCCGAGGAATTCTGGGTGTCCGGGGCTGGATGAGGTTTCCCCGCTCCAACCGCCCAATGGGACCCTCAGTCACCGAGGTAATGGCTTCTGAGGGCTGACCGTTTACGTCTACGGCCTGCTTCTTAGTTCTTTTGGGAGAGTTGACGCGCTGTGTCCGGGGATACTAGTATCGGACACGGGCGCGGCAACGCCCAACGGTTCGAAGCTTATGACGCAAAGCTTCGGCTTGGCAAGCCCCGCGATGAAAAATTCGCGGGGCTTGTTACGTTTGGGTATCGGTATAGGCTGATGGTCCTCTGGGGAGGATAGTCTCATGTCCCAAAAGGAATATATTCAAGGTCTGAAAGATCGGCTGGGAGTATCCTCCTATGCCCATTACCGGGGTCACACCCGGATTGCTGAAGATGGGATGATCAGTCCTTCCAAGGTCCAGCATGAAGAACCAATCAGCAGATTCATTATGGACAGGTATCTCAAGCAGGAAGCCGGGTCTCCCTCCCTGAGGACTGGATATGTCAGCCTAGGCAACGGTGGCTACATGCACAGCAGGAACAGGGGTTCCGCGTAGCCGCGCTGAAATGTCGCACCCACCGGCACCCGAACCGCGCTATTATCGCCCGTCGCAACCAAAGGGAATTCTTATGTCGATGAGTGAAGGCGATATCGCGAGGGATGAGGGTCTGGCTCTGGTAGCCAAGAATGCGGGCAAGGTATGGATGGACAAGGCAGTAGAATGCTGCATGTGCCATGCTGATGCCTTCAATGGCAGGATCGTCACCGGAGAGTACCTGAGGCACCTGATCGAGGAGGATGTCGGCAAGGCCCATTCCCCGAACGTCTATGGGACTGTAGTCAGGCTACTCCTGAACAAGGGAGTTCTTAACCCTACCGGGCGCTGGGTGAAGCCCAAGGACAGAGCCAGTCATTCCAGCCCGAAGCCTGAATATACCCTCAGGGCTGGTGTGGGTATCCCCCGTGACTAACCATTGGTATGTAGTCTGTTCCGCTCTGGCGACCGATCCGGACCCCAAGGACCGAATCTGGACCCTGTCCCATGATCCCAAGCATACCGGGTGGAATACCAACCACGGCACCCCCGGCTACGGGATGACCAAGGCACAGGCGCAGGAGCTTGCTGACGCTGCCAACGGTCAGGGAGAGGGAAGATGAGGAGCCGCTACCGGGAGAAGCGCATCCGGCGTGACCGGATTGAGTGGCTGGCCGTTGGTATGGTCTTGGCCGGTATTCTTATGTTCGTCTTCTTCTATGGAGGATCAACAAGATGACGCGGCAAAATATCAAGATGACGTGGCCCAATATAGAGGCCGTCACGTACTTGGCGGGAACCATGTCCCGAATGACAGGCATCCCAAAGGAGTCAAAGGAAGACCTACAAGGTCTTTATAAGGCTTATTACAATCGTCCATGGAAACACGCAGAAGAATGTACTCTTGATGATGTCTGCATTCTTGCAGCACAAGAGAATGTCGATCCGGTGCCTCTGGCAAGGATGGTTTTCAGCATGGGCGAGTGCAAGGAGGACATCGACTGTGGCTCTGAGGTGAGGGCCGATGGTCGCAAGTAAGTGGCGCGGCCAGAAGCTGGCCAGATTGCGGGCTGACTACGAGGAACGCCGCATGTCCCTCAAGGATGTCGCCATCAAGCATGAGACTTCCGAGAATTACATGATGATCCTCGCCCGGAGGAACCACTGGGAGAGGCGTAAGTCCTCAGAAACGCTGGAGAACCCGGCGATAGAGGTTGTTTCTGACTTTGTAGCCGCAGGAGGGGCTCCTTTTGCCCCGGTATTCGCACCAGAGACCTACATTTCCCCGGCACCCCGCATGGGAATCGCTGAAATGAAGGAAAGACGCCTCTGGCTTGAGGAGATTATCGCCAGATACAGCCGGGAACTGCACCAACTGAACAATTCCATCAGTTTCTTGAGCAGTATGACTGCAAATATCCCGCAGGAAGAGGAGGCAGAGGACCCTAGTGGGGTATCCTGATACCTTTCCCTTGACCTGTAGATAAAATGTCAATAGGTTCTACCAGATGTAGTGGGAAGCTGTCCCCCCACGGGGGATGAACCACAGGAAAGCCCCGTATTTGCGGGGCTTTTTCATATCTGGACCCTGAATGGCCCTCGATCCGAACGAAATCCACAAAAGCCTGAAGATGCTTCAGACGGTGGACCCGGAAGAGTATTCAAATCTTCTGGAATTGGTCGGAAAGATCGACGGATTGGAGCGAATTGAGAACGCTCGTACCAGTTTCTTGGATTTTGTGAGGCTTTGTTGGCCTAGTTTCATCCTTGGAACCCATCATAAAACGATGGCGGCACTGGCTGAAGACGTTGTTTTTGGGCGTGAAAACCGGGTAATTCTCAATCTCCCGCCCCGATTCAGCAAGTCCGAGCTATTCAGCTACATGCTTCCGGCTTGGTATATCGGGCTGAACCCCGAAGCCAAGATCATCCAGATTTGTGGCACCGGAGATATGGCCATTGGCTGGTCGAGGAAGGTGCGTAACCTTGTCGCGTCCACCGAGTACCAGCAGATATTCCCCGGAGTTGGCCTGAGGGCTGACTCCAAGGCGGCGGGCCGCTGGCATACCTCCCACGGGGGAGAGTATTTTGCGGTGGGTGCCGAAGGTAACGTGACCGGCAAGGGCGGCGACATCGTGATCATCGATGACCCGACCGGCGAGCAGCAGGCAGTAGCCGCCATAGGAGACAGCAGTGTCTTCCAGCGGGTTTACTCTTGGTTCGTGGCCGGTCCCCGCCAGCGTTTGCAGCCCAACGGGCGCATCGTGGTGGTCCAGTCTCGGTGGGCAGTGAATGATTTCACCGGCCAGCTTCTGAAGGCAGAGCGCGAGGCGGCGTCGGACAGGGCGGACAAATGGAAGGTCGTGGCCCTTCCTGCAATCATGCCCAGCGGCAAGTCTCTGTGGCCAGAGTTCTGGAGTCTGGAGAACCTTGAGGCGACCAAGCTGGCCCTTCCACCGAACAGGTGGAATGCCCAGTACCAGCAGGAACCTTCGAATGATTCCGGTTCCATCATCAGGCGGGAATGGTGGAAACGCTGGAAGGAGCCGAGGGTCCCAGAATGCTCGCTAAAAATGGTGACGGTCGATACCGCTTACTCCCAGAAGGAGTCAGCCGACTACACGGCCTTCACCACTTGGGGAATCTTTACGGGGGAGAGCGAGGCGACACGGACGGACAAGGGCGGGAAGAGCGTTCCCAATCTCATCCTTCTGGACGCATGGAAGGAGCGCCTTGAGTTCCCTGAACTGAAGGCGATTGCCCATCGTCATTACATGAAGTGGCAGCCTGACATCTTCATGGTCGAGGCCAAGGCGGCGGGGGCTCCGCTGATCTACGAGTTGCGCGCCAGAGGGATTCCGGTACAGGAATACAATCCTACCCGTGGAACCAAGCTGGCTCCCAACGACAAGATCAGCCGGGTCAATGCAGTCTCGGATATCTTTGCCTCCGGGCTTGTGTGGGCACCGGAGTTCGTGTGGGCGGATGAGGTCATCGAGGACTGTGCGAACTTCCCATCCGTCGAGCATGACGACTTGGTCGATTGCGTAGCGATGGCTTTAATGAGATTCAGGCAAGGTGGATTTCTAACTCTAGCTTCAGACACATGGGGTGATGACGAACCCGTCCGTCCCCGTCGCCGTGCCTATTACTGATTAACCAGAATCGGAACCTGATGGCTCGCTCTCCAAGACCCTCATTTATTGAAACGACAATCGCTCCGGAAGGTTCTCTTCCCGAAGATATTGTTCAGGGACTTGGCACCGACATCGATCTTGTTCCGGATGATCCGGAAGTCGGTATCGAGCAGAACGATGATGGCGGCGTCACGGTAGACTTTGCTCCGGAGGATTCATCTCCCGAGGAGGAAGAAGAATTCGATGACAATCTGGCTGGCTACATTGAAGAGAACGAACTCGATTCGATTGGCCGGAAAATCTGCGAGATGGTCGAGATCGATGACCGTTCGCGGGATGACTGGAAGCGGGCGTACATTAAGGGTCTGAGCCTTCTGGGCTTCAAGACCGAAGAGCGTACCGACCCTTGGTCCGGTGCCTGTGGTGTCTTCCACCCGGTAATGACCGAGGCTGCGGTCAGGTTTCAGTCTCAGGCCATTATGGAAATCTACCCGGCTGGCGGGCCGGTTCGAACCAAGACCCTTGGCAAGTGGACCAAGGACAAGGAGAAGCAGGCCAAGCGCGTTGAGCAGGAACTGAACTACTTCCTGCTGGATCGCATGACCGAGTTCCGTCCAGAAACGGAACAGCTTCTGTTCTATCTGGCACTCGCCGGGAGTGCCTTCAGAAAAATCTACTTTTCCCCGGAACTAAAAAGGCCTGTGGGGCGTTTCATTCCGGCAGAGGACTTCATCGTTCCATACGGAACCACGGACCTGAGGACCTGTCCCCGATATACACAGGTCATGCGAATCTTCCCAAACGACCTGAAGAAGATGCAGGTTACTGGGCAGTATTCAGGTGTCGATCTTCCGAAGCCAACCTATCGGCAGGACGACATCAAAGAGAAGTACGACAAGCTGACAGGTAGCTCCCATCCCTCTCAGGATGATGAGCGATATACTCTCTACGAGTGCCATGTAGACTGGGATTTGCCCGGATTCGAAGACACGATTACGGATGAGGATACGGGAGAAGAAGCCCAGACGGGCATCGAACTTCCCTATGTGATCACGGTCGATAAATCGTCTCAGAAGGTTCTGGCCATTCGCCGGAACTGGAGTGAGAGCGACCCGATGAAGATCAGGCGTCAGCATTTCACGCCTTATCACTATCTACCGGGCTTGGGCTTCTATGGCTCTGGCCTTATTCACCTGATTGGCGGGATTACCGCTTCTGCCACGAGCATTCTTAGACAGCTTGTGGACGCGGGCACACTCGCCAATCTCCCCGGCGGCCTCAAATCCAGAGGCATGAGGATCAAGGGCGACGACAGTCCGATCATGCCGGGTGAGTTCCGCGATGTCGATGTTCCTTCCGGGAACATCAGGGATAACATCGCATTCCTGCCCTACAAGGAACCGAGTGCGGTTCTTCACAGTCTCCTGAATGACATGATTCAGGAAGGCCGCAGGCTTGGTGCGGCACCCGATCTCCCCATCAATGCGATGACGCAGCAGGCTCCTGTCGGCACCACACTTGCCCTTCTGGAGCGATCCATGAAGGTCATGTCTGCGGTTCAGGCAAGACTCCATGCCAGCCTCAAGCAGGACCTGAAGCTGATTGCGGATATCATCGCGACAGACATGGGTCCGGAGTACGAATACGAGGTTGAGCAAGCCGATAGCTCTCGCGTCGAGGACTTCGCTCAAGTGGATATCATCCCGGTGTCCGATCCGAATGCAGCCAGCATGGCGCAGCGGGTTGTTCAGGGACAGGCTGTCCTCCAGTTGGCCCAGACAGACCAGCAGGCATTCGATATGCCGCTCCTGTACCGGGATTTCGTGACGATCCTTGGCGTCCAGAATGCCGACAAGATCGTCAAGGACCCGGAGGATATTACTCCGATGGACCCGGTATCGGAGAACATGGCGCTGCTGATGGGCAAGCCGGTAAAGGCTTTCCTCTATCAGGATCAGGAAGCCCATATTCAGGTTCATCTGGCGGCGGCACAGGACCCGAAGATCATGGAGCTTGTCGGGCAGAGCCCGCAGGCATCCCGCATACAGGCGGCTCTTGCTGCCCATGTGTCGGAGCATCTCGCCTACGCCTACCGCAAGGGCATCGAAGAGCAGATGGGTGTTCCTCTTCCGCCAGAGGATCAGCCTCTTCCGGAAGATGTGGAGGTCATGCTCTCCAAGACCGTGGCGGAGGCAAGCAAGAGGCTTCTCCAGAAGGATCAGGCAGAGGCGGCACAGAAGAAAAACCAGCAGGCCCAGCAGGACCCGGTTGTTCAGATGCAGCAGCAGGAACTCCAGATCAAGCAGATGCAGGCCCAGCAGAAGGCCGAGGCTGCGAAGCAGGAACTACAGTTCAAGATGGCAGCCCTTGCACAGAAGGAAGCTGCCGATCAGCGCAGGCTCACCTCACAGGAACGAGTCGCTGGCGCTGCTCTTGGCGTAAAGATCGCTCAAAGCAAAAACAGCGAAGATGCGAACAAGCGTCAGAACATGCTTGATACGGGACTTGAACTACTCGACCTCGAAATGAGGGCGCAGCAACTGAAGAGTCAGGACAACAAGAAACGATCCAACAATGGATCGAATCAGAATTACTAAGCAAGCCACCGAGCGCAGCGAGCCACTAGGGGTTATCCTAGGCATCCGGAGTGAATATGAATCTGAATGAACTTGTTCAGAGGCGATACACAGATCGCTTCAAGAGAACACAGGAAACCATCATCAATGGTGTCCAGACATTCGAAGAGTATCGTTATTCGATAGGCTATCTCAGAGGCATGTGGGACCTGATGGAGGATATTCATCCCCTCCTGAAAGACCCGGATTCAGCCGGTGATGAGGAATAGTCATGGCGAAAACGAACAAGACAATGATGCCCGTGCCGGTTGGCTATCACATGCTGATAGCTTTGCCTCCGCAGGGAGAGAAAATCGGGAATGTATTCATCCCTGATGATCTGAAAGCCAGAGAGCATACCGCCTCAATCGTTGGCAATGTGCTTGCCATGGGTCCGGATTGTTATCTGGATACGGTAAAGTTTCCGACTGGGCCTTGGTGCAAAGTTGGAGACTGGATTTTGATGAAGAGCTACACAGGCGCTCGCTTCAAGATCAAGGAACAGGAGTTTCGCATCATCAATGACGATTCGATCCTGTCTGTAGTGGCTGATCCGCGCTTCATCGAGCGTGCATAGGAGAAATCATGGCTACCGAGAGAATCGAAAGCGAGATCGATGTTCGCCCTGACAAGAGCGGCGACAAGGTTGTTGCGACTTCATCCGCTCCGGGGGATGACGATCTCCAGATAGAGGTCGAGGACGATACGCCAGAAGCAGACCGGGGCAGGCAGCCCCGCGCTCCCGGCACCCCGTCCCTGATTCCGGAAGAGGAAGAGATCGGTCAGTACACCCAAGGTGTTCAGGACCGCCTCAGGCAGATGAAGTGGGAATACCACGAGGAACGTCGGGCAAAGGAAGCTTGGCAGCGCGAACATAACGCCGCCGTTGACTTCGCCAAGAGGGTCCACGGAGAAAACGAGAAGCTCCGCAGCTTGGTCTCGGAGGGTCACAAGACTCTCTTGGATAGTACCAAGCAGGCGGCAGAAACGGAGATGATCTCTCTGGAAGAAGGCCTGAGGGTGGCGCTGGAGACTGGCGACACCGCGAAGGCTGCGGAACTTCAGGGGAAACTGGCAAGGACTGCGGCGCGGGCAGAGGCCCAGAACTACATCCCCCCTATTTCATTCCCTCAGGGGGATGAACGCAGGGAGCAGGTTCAACAGCCGCAGCGTCAGGAAGTCCGCCTGTCGGAGTCGATGCAGGATTGGGTAGCAAACAATCCGTGGTTCAATCAGGACAAGCGCATGACGGCGTTTGCCTTCGGTGTCCACGAAGAGTTGCTTGAGAAAAAGATTCCCTTGGAATCTCCGAAATACTTCGCGGAGATCAACAAGGCAGTTCGCGAGTCGTTCCCGAATTATTTCCGGGATGAAGACGAAGGGAATTCCCGTAACGGGAATGGCACCAACGGGCGCACTCAGTCACCGCCCCGTAGGAATGCCGTTGCTGGCGTAACCCGCAGTCCTGCGGGAAGGGCCAGTAACCGGGTGACTCTCACGGCGTCCCAAGTGGCGCTGGCAAAGCGTCTTGGAATTACTGAACAACAGTATGCCCGAGAAATGATTAGACTGGAGAACAACGATGGCTAACTCGGACCCCCGCGCCCCACGCACCAATGATACCCGTGAGGCTACGCAACGGACTGAAGCTTGGGTTGAGCCGTCAAAGCTACCCGACCCGGACCCTCAGGATGGATACGTTTATCGCTGGATTCGGACGGCAACTCTTGGTCAGGCAGACCCGACCAATGTGTCTACCCGCTTCCGCGAGGGCTGGATTCCAGTCCCCAAGGAAGAGGTTATGCATCTTGGTCTGATGCAGGATCACAAGACGCGCTTTCCGGAGAATCTGGAAGTCGGTGGCCTTCTCCTTTGCAAGATGGAATCGGAACGGGCTGAACAACGGGCTGCCCACTTCACGAAGCTGACAAAGAATCAGATTCAGGCATCTGATCACAACTTCATGAAGCAGGCTGATCCTCGTATGCCCATTCTCGCACCGTCTCGTACTTCAACTGTGACGTTTGGATCAGGTCGCCCGAATAAGTAGGGCACCTAAACAGAGGACCTATCATGGCAAACACTGCCTCCGCCTACGGGATGGTGCCGGTCAATTTGATCGGTGGCCGTCCTTTTGCAGGCTCGACCCGGATGCTGCCTATCGCATCCAACTACGCTACGAGCATCTTCTTTGGTGATGTCGTCAAACTCGTTGATACCGGCACCATCGCCAAGGATGTTGGCACCTCCACGCTGACGCCGATTGGCATCTTCATGGGCGTGTCGTACATGGACCCGACCTACGGAGCGACGTTCCGCCAGATGTACACGGCGAACACCGTTCCGGCGAACTCGACGCTTTCCATTGCCTATGTCTGCGATGACCCGTCCACGGTCTTCAGGATTCAGGGTAATGCGGCCATGACCCAGACCATGTTGTTCAACAACGCTGGTGTGGTTCAGGGTGCGGGCGTGACGACCTCTGGCAACAGCGGCGTCACTCTGGATGTGTCCACGGTCGCTACGACCGATACCCTGCCGCTGCGTATTATCGGCTGGGCCGGTAACAACGTAGAACCCGGCATTGCCGCTGGCATTGCACAGGATTGCCTTGCCCCTACGGACGATTACCCCGACGTTCTGGTTTCTTGGAACTTCGGAATGCACGCCTATCAGCGCGCACTCGCGATCTAAGGGAGCATTAGACAATGGCAATTTCACGCGCACAACTCCTCAAGGAGTTGCTCCCCGGTCTCAACGCTCTGTTTGGGCTGGAGTACAAGAAGTACGAAAACGAAGACACGGAAATCTTCGATACGGAGACTTCCGAGCGTTCGTTCGAAGAAGAGACCAAGCTCGCCACGTTTGCGGCAGCCCCGGTCAAGGCGGAAGGCGAAGGCATCGCCTACGACAACGCGCAGGAAGCTTGGACGGCGCGGTATACCCATGAGACGGTAGCCATGGGTTTCTCCATCACTGAAGAAGCGATGGAAGATAACCTGTATGACTCGCTCTCGACCCGGTACACCAAGGCGCTGGCTCGCTCGATGGCCTACACCAAGCAGGTTAAGGCTGCTGCCATTCTCAACAATGGCTTCAGTGCGAGCTTCCTGTACGGTGACGGCAAGCGTCTGTTTGCTACGGACCATCCGCTGGTCAGCGGTGGCACCAACAGCAATCGTCCGACGACGGGTGCCGACCTCAACGAGACCTCGCTGGAAGCGGCTGTCATCCAGATCGCCGGATGGCTTGACGAACGCGGTCTGCTGATTGCAGCCCAGCCTCGCAAGCTGATCATTCCGACGGCTCTCATGTTCGTTGCGACTCGTCTTCTCCAGACGGAGCTTCGTGTCGGTGTCGCGAATAACGACATCAACGCGATCAAGAACAACGGCTCGATCCCGGAAGGCTACACGGTCAACCATTACCTGACGGACACCAATGCTTGGTTCCTGAAGACGGATGTGCCGAATGGCCTGAAGCACTTCGAACGCATGCCCATGAAGACTTCCATGGACGGCGACTTCGATACGGGCAATGTGCGGTATCGGGCACGCGCCCGCTATTCGTTCGGCGTCTCTGATCCTCTCGGCATGTACGGTAGCCCCGGCGCAAGCTGATAATCCTGTCTTAACACCGGGGGACCAATCAGTTCCCCGGTGTCCTTCCCTCCGCGTAGCGTTGGCCAATTTTTCTGGAGGCTTTAATGTCTGATACCACCACTGAATTTCTCAACGGTCTTCTTGTCGATGGCGTCCCCACCATGGGTATCAGCGGAATCCCGCTGACCAATGGTCGAGTCATCTTTGTCGATTATGTCAACGGGTCTGATAGCTATAACGGTAATGCTTCGTCTCCGAAGAAGACGATCTATTCCGCTTATGCGAATGCCCGTGATGGCTACAATGATGTCATTGTCATCGTTGATAATGGTCTGTCCACGGGCTCGCAGCGTCTGTCGCTGGCGAATGCTGTGGCTGTCGATTCGACGGTCACGGCTGGCACCCTCGTTCTGAGCAAGAACGCGGTTCACATTGTTGGCATGGCGGCCCCGACCCTGAACAGCCGTTCCCGTTTTGCTCCCCCCACCGGCACCTATACGATGGCGACCTTCGGGTCGGGTAACTTCGTGACGATGTCTGGTTCGGGCTGCATCATCCAGAACGTGTCCTTTTTCAACGGCTTCTCGACCGGAGGGGCAAGCCAGATTTGCTTCACTGTCACGGGCGGACGTAACTACTTTGAGAACGTCACGTTTGGCGGTGCCGGTGACGCGGCTTCGGCGCAGTCAACGACCAGTCGTAGCCTGCTGGTCAGCGGCACGGGCGAGAATCGCTTCGTCAACTGCACGATGGGCCTCGATACTGTGACCAAGACGGTGGCTAACGCCACTCTTGAACTGGCAGAGGCGACCCCGCGCAACGAGTTCATTGGCTGTAACTTCCCGTTCTATACCTCTTCGGCTACCACCATTGGTATCCTTGGTACGGGTGCAAACTGCATTGACCGCACGACCCTCTTCCGGGGTTGCACGTTCGGTAACGCCGCGCAGTCGGGTTCGACCACGATGAGCGGTCTGGTAACGCTTCCGGCCTCCGCTGGCGGTCTCCTTCTGATGAAGGACTGCACGCTGGTCGGCATCACGGAGTTCGGCACCGACGCCACCTCGCGCGGTCAAATCTACGTTGACGGTGCAAGCGTAGTCGCCGCCACCAGCGGCATCGCCGTCAACCCGACCTAACAACTGGATTAACGCCTCCACTCCGGGCGTTAATAGCCGGTGTCACTCCCGGCTTCCTCCTCGCAGACTTGGCCCGTAGCTCCGGTTACGGGCCATTTTTGCGCGGTAATCCTTTGTAGAGGATGAATTATGCGACCCATTACAGTTTCTCTTTCGCCATCAGTTCTCGATGCTGACGGCGTTGCCGCATCCCAGACGCCAGCAGGCGCGGGTGCGGTCACGATCAATGGCGCTCTCGCCACGGGTGGTGTGGCCACGTTCGCCTCCCCCCAGATCGTCACGATTTACTCAGGCTCGGATATCTCCAATCGGACGTTAGACGTTACGGGACGCGACCGTGACGGCAACACGATATCCCAGACCTCTATTACCGGACCCAACAACGAAACCGTTGCGACCACCAAGTATTTCAAAGAAGTCACCGGAGTTACCATCTCGGGGGCTGCGGCGGGTGCCATTACCGTTGGAGTCAACGGGCTTGGCACGAGCCAGATCATTCCCTTGGATGTCTATCCTCCCGCAAACATCTCGGTTGCTGTTACAGCCGTGACTGGGGCAACCTACAAGTTGCAGTACACCTACGACGATGTGCAGGCGACGACTTGGCCCAACGGCACCCAGACGTGGTTCGACCACGCGACCATGGTCTCCAAGACTGCCACGGCAGATGCCACAATCAATAATCCGGTGACCGCTGTGCGTTTTGTTATCACGACGGCGGCCAGCCCACAGTCTCTTACTGGGCGCATTATCCAGTCGGGAGGGATGGTCTGATGAGCAATGCAACTCTGGTAGAGGTCATCGGCGGTGGCGCGAAAGCGCCAAGCGCCAGCTTTTCCGTTGTCCCCGCTGGTTTTCAGTACGAGACGGTAGCAGCCGGGCAGACGGCGCAAGTTCTAGGCGCGACCGGCGCGGCGGGTGACTATCTCAGCCACGTCATCTTGCAGCCCACGACGACGGGGGCGGGAACAACCACGGTCCTCGACAACGCGACGGTCATTTACACGTTCACGACCGGCACGTTGGCAGACCTTCGTCCCATCGTCGTCCCGATTGGCTGCTTTAGCGTCTCCGGGGCGTGGAAGGTTACAACCGGCGCAAGCATCGCTGTGGTCGGCGTGGGGAACTTCACCTGATGCGCTTCTCCGATATCCTGATGTCGTCTGCAACGCAGGGCAGCGGGCTAGACACCCTTAACGCATGGGTTGCCAGTGTCGTGGCCAACGGTGGCACGGTGTCGGCTGGACGCGCGGTTATCGTTGGCACCTTCATCGCTGCTGAGAGGGCTTCCGGAGCATGGGATTTGACGGATGACTATTGGGGCTTGTGGGCCGAGAACCTCGCGCAGGCTCTCACCTCCCTGAAGCAGCGCAGGCTTGCCGTGGCGACCAATTCACCGACCTTCACGACGGATCGCGGGTACGCCTTCAACGGCACGACGCAGTACATCGACACAGGTTTCATTCCATTGACCCACGCGGCGGTGATGACGGCCACCTCCATCCATCTGGAGGTTTACGAGCGCGCGGAGTTGAGCGCGAACACCTACGCGGCCGGCGTAATCAACAGCTTGAGTCGCGCCATCACCATGCGCCCACGAGCCGCCGGAAACGCGTTCGTTCAAGCGGGAAGCGCGGCGGCTACGTTTACGCTGCCGTCCGCAAGCAGCCTCGGCCTCACGCAAGGCGGCCGGAATGGCGCGGCTGTGACCGATGTCTATGGTTCAAAAAACGGCGTCAGCATGACGCGCACGGTTGACCCGGCTGCGGTTGGGGTTTCGCTTCCCGCGAACAGCATTTTCCTCGGCGCTTACAACAACGTTGGAACGGCGGCGGGCTTCCGCGCGGCCTCGATTGGGTTCTCGGCTGTCGGTGCCGCGCTCAGTCAAGCGCAGCGTCTTGCGCGCTACAACGCGGTGCAGGCGTGGGCGACCTCAGTCGGAGCGAATGTCTGATGCCTATGTTCATCCTTCTAACCTCAACTGAAGCCGACAGCGTGCGCGGCCTCTCCACGCCGTCTGCCGCTCTTAATCCGATAGAGCGGGAAGGCGGTGTATTCCTGTTAGGCGTCGAGGTGCTGGATGATCCGGCACACAAGGCGCACTTGGACGTTCTGGCGAAGCTCCCTCAGAAAGACATCGAAGACCCCGACTTTGCGCCAGAGTTGGCAGTTTCCGTTGGCTCCTTGAACGTCGGTAAGGGCTAGTAATGAGGGGCCTCCCTAGCGCCGAAAAATACAAAGACAAATCCAGATACGTTAAAATGCCCCGGTTTTTACAGGGCACCAAGGGGGCCAACTATGTCTCGCGAGCCATGCAACCGGGTGGGTACGCCGAAGGCGGCACCATCAGGCAAGGCCTTGGCGGCCTCACCGAGTTCTTCGACTACGAAAGCCCCGGTGCAATCGAGAGGCCGGTCAAAGAAAATAAACTGGGACAAAGTACGGGTGTTCAAACAGCCGGAATACCGGCTGCCATTCTCTCTGGGAAAATACGTTCCGGGGAAAAGAACGCAGCAAGACCCGGAGCTATGGATACAGGTGGCAATCGAGTCGGGGCTCGTGGAAATGGGATCGCTCAGAGGGGGCGGACCCGTGGGAGACTTGCTTGATCCCTTGAATGGTAATCCCCCCGCGAGGATGAACCGCGAGGACCTTGAGGCTTTGGTTACAAAGGGACTCATGGAAGTTCTGGAGAAATCTTAAAATGGCATTTGTTAAAGCTGACCGTGTTCAGGAATCCTCAACTTCCACCGGAACCGGCAACATGACCCTTGAAGGCGTATATCAAACGTCTTACCGGACATTTGCCAGTCAGATGACCACTGGCGATACCTGCCAGTATTTGATCATAAACACAGACGCTGACGACGAATGGGAGATTGGAGAGGGCAGTTACCTTCTCACCGGCAGCAGTTCGTATCTGGTACGCACTGCGATCATCTCGTCTTCCAATGCCAATGCGACTGTGACGTTTACATCTGGCACCAAGCGGGTGGCGATGCTGCCAATCGCTTCGTCCATGGTGGTCGAGGACAACCTCGGAAACGCCACGGTTGAAGGGGAACTTTCTGCAAATGTCTTACAGGCCAGTAACGGCATCATCACAAACAGCCTGATGGTGTCGAGCAACTACACCATTCCGGTAGGGCGAAGCGGTATGAGCGCAGGTCCCATCACGGTAGCCTCTGGTGTCGCCGTCACAGTTTCTTCCGGTTCTCGCTGGGTGGTGTTGTAATGAGCGCCGTTGTTTTTTCCGGCGACACAAGCGGACAGATTTCGGTCGAGGCACCCGCCGTCGCGGGGAACAACACTCTAACGCTGCCTACGGCCACGGATACTCTTGTCGGCAAGGAAACGACAGACACGCTGAGCAACAAGACACTCACCGCGCCTGTCATTGCGACCATCGTCAACACCGGCACGCTGACTTTACCGACATCTACTGACACGCTTGTTGGCAGGGCAACCACTGACGTTCTTACCAACAAGACACTTATCCTGCCTGTCATTGCGACCATCTCAAATACTGGCACTCTTACGCTGCCCATATCGACAGATACGCTTGTCGGCAGGGCAACCACTGATGCCCTCACCAACAAGACCTACAACGGCAATACGTGGACGGCTGGCGCATCTACCCTGACATTGGCCGGTAACCTTGTTACCAGCGGTGCCTATAACCTGACGGCCACGTTGACGGCCAATACCAGCATCACGATGCCTATAACGGGCACGCTGGCCACGCTGGCTGGGTCTGAGGCCCTTACCAATAAAACGTACAACGGCAACACTTGGACGGCAGGTACGGGGACGCTCACGATTGCTGCCGCCAAGACGCTGACCGCGAACAACTCGCTGACGCTCGCGGGCACCGACTCGACAACCATGACGTTCCCGGCGACGACAGGGACTGTGGCGACACTCAACACGGCCAATACGTTTTCCGTCAATCAAATCATCTCGGTAACGGACAACACAAATGCTGCGCTGCGTGTCACACAGCTTGGTACAGGCAACGCAATCCTTGTTGAGGATGCCACAAACCCGGACGCTACGCCGTTTTTGGTTAGTGCAACCGGCCAAGTTGTTGCGGGTACCACAGCAGCCGTGTCTTTTTCTGGCGGCGCTACGCCGCTCTACGAGACCGTCACCACCACGCAGTTGCTGTCGGGTTTTGGCGCGGCCCTATGGAATTCAACAATTACGACCGGGCCGACCGTAAGGCTCGCCCATTCACTCGGCAGCACAATCGGAACACATTCGGTTTTGTCGGATAATGGCGTGATGGGTGAGTTGGTCTTTGAAGGGTCTGACGGCACCGGCTTTATTGAAGGCGCTTGCATCAGAGCAGAAGTGGATGGCACTCCCGGCACTAACGACATGCCGGGGCGGCTTATGTTTGCCACCACGGCGGACGGCGCGGCAACGCGCACTGACCGCTGGCAGATCGGCAATAATGGGTACTTAAAGAACCTGTCGGGCGCATTTGGGCGCGGCGCACCTGTCACGAAAACAGAGAACTTCACGGTCGCGGACACCGATAACTGGCTTATCAGCAACAAGGCCGGATCGACCTGCACTGTGACGTTCCCCGCTGCGTCGTCGTGGACGGGCCGTGAAATCATGTTTCAGAATTACGAGAATCACACTGTTGTGTCTGCGTCGTCCAATGTTGTGCCGTTGGGCGGCGGCGCTGCCGGTACGGCCCTGCTTCAGAGTGTTCCGGGTAAATGGTGTACGGTTGTATCCGACGGGACGAACTGGGTAATACTGCAGGCCGGATGATGATGCGGGACACCAACAACCAGCGGCGCGGGTGACGTGATGGCCACAATAGTTGACGGCGATTCTGGCGGTGTAGCCCTTACCACTCTCACGGGTGTAGTAAACCGGACAATATCGTCCAAGACAACCAACTACGTGATACTGGCCACTGACGATCCTTCAGACTTCGACAATGCTGGGGCGGCTGGCCCTGTCACGTTTACTCTGCCTGCGGCGGTAGTCGGTTACGTGTTCTCTTTCACCGTCGCTGAAGACCAGTCACTCGTGGTGGATGCGCCCGGTGGTGTCACCATCTACGTGGAAGACCTTGCTTCCACTTCAGGCGGGACCGTCACCGCGACAACTAAAGGTGCCTACCTCCTTCTCAAGTGCCGCTCTGTCACAACGTGGTACGCCCAAGCTCGTCTCGGATCGTGGAGCCCAGCGTGAAAAAGTTCCTTCTCCTCCTCGCGCTTGTTCTGGCTCCTGTCTCCGCGTGGGGGCAGACCACGACGACCATGTACCGGGTTAACAACATCGCCGCGCTCAAGGCGATCCCAACCTCGCGTCCTCCTGTTGTTATTGTGATGGACCTCGCCACGGGTGGAGAGTTCGCATGGGGCACGACACCGTGCGCGGCGGCGGACGACTTGTATCAAGTCACGCCGACTGCGGGGCCGACCGGATGTTGGACGCGGATTAAGAGCCTCGTTGAGGCGGTATCGGCGGTATCTATTACGGACAACATACTGACAATCAATCTTAGTGGCAACGCTACGGTCTACACGACTACATCAAACGCTAACATCACGACCTTCACGATTTCAAACGCTCCCGCAGGCGCAACTGCTTTCACGCTGGTGCTAACTGCCAATGGCAGCACCTACACCCAAGCGTGGGGCGCTTCCGTAAAATGGCCGTCAGCAGCGGCACCAGTTCTAAGCACGACCAACGGCGTCTACGATGTAATTTCTTTTGTTACCTTTAATGGAGGCACAACTTGGTCTGGCTTCGTGGGAGGACAGGCATTCCAATGAAAAAGTTTTCACTCTTTATTTTGGTGTTACTGGCGTTTTTCAACGTTGGCGTAGCTAACGGACAGAGTGTCGGCATAGCACGCGCCGTGATGGAAGCAGACGCTGGTCCTGCGTGGCAGGTCGTTGGCCACGGTTACGCTCGCACGTTGCGTGAATTGGGCGCTTTGGTTGACGCAAATCCATCTGCTGATGTTATTCAGCTACGCCGCTATAACGGCGGCAAGGATGGGCAGTTTACGCAAAATGTCATAAGCTCCATCTACACCGGAATATTCGACTGCCAGAATTTCCCAATAATAAACATCAACATCTACAGCACGGCTGGCCTGCCTGATCTGCCGGTGTCCTCTTCTGTCTCATTTTTCAATGAGATCGCAGGCGGTACTCTGAAGAATTGCGACATGCAGGGAACTGTTTCCCAATTATCGACCAGTCTGAATGGTGATCTTCAGACGTATCGTGTCGCGGGCATCGTAGGCGTCTTAGACAACGCAACGGTTGATAATGTCAAAGGCAACTTTGCCATGACCATAAACGGCTACTTTAACTACAACGGTATCCTGTTCGCGGATGTTCGCGGTACGACAGCTATGACAAACCTTGAATGCCAAGGATCGCAATCTCTTTCTCTGACGGCGAACAACAATCTTGCCGGGTGCATTCCATCGTTTTTCCAAGGCACCTTGGATACGATGCGGGTACACAACCTTTCGGTCGTGGTAGCCACGGGCGAATCACCGGGCGAGACGCAGCAATGTTCGACGCCCCCGTGTTCTACGTCTGGCGCATATCTGGGCGCTGCCATTGGCGCGCTGGGCTACAGCGGAACGCAGTGCGCCACTGCCACGAACATCACGGTCGAGTCTACGGTGAGCCTCCAGAACACGACCAACGATGGGCAGGGGGAGACGGGTGGTGTCACAGGTCCGGTCTTCTGTGGAACGCTGACCAATAGCTCCAACGCGGGATCGGTTTCGGGTTCGCGCAATGTCGGGGGCGTCGTCTCAAGTCTTCGATACGCAGACGGGAGCAGCTCCCCCTCGCGCGTGAGCTACGTGTACAACACGGGAGCAGTCACTGGAACCGTGACTGCCTTGGGCGGTGTAGCCGCCGTCAACGCGGGCTACCTGCACCATGCCTACTCGACTGGCACTGTTACCGGGGCCACTGCAAGCTCTTGCGGAACCGTGCTTGGTTATAACTACAGCGGGGGCAAAGTCGATCATGTTTTCGGCTGGGGTACGACGTATTGCAATGCCGCTGCGGGAGGAACAATAGGGCGCAACTCTCCATCGTCGGGCACGATAGATCAGGCCTACACTCTTTCGGCAGTTAACGGAATGTCTGCTATCGCTGGCGCGGCGGGTGTCTGCGCTAACATCGGCAGCATCACAAACGTCTACTGGAACACGACAACAAGCGGGCTGTCGGTAGGTTGCGGCACGAATGCAGCACCCGGCGCGGCCATCACGGGCCTGACAGACGCAGCTTTTCTAGGGGGGCTACCGACTAACTTTGATGGAGACTGGCTCCAAAACGCCAACGCAGGCGGATATCCGTATCTCGCAAACATGCCTATCCCTGCGGCACCGGCACCGCCTAACCCTCGCAAGTATCTGGTATTGACGCCGGGATCGACCAGCCCGCTCGACCTGTCGGTCTCCGCGCCTGATTTCAATTGCGCCAACAACATCATTCGCGCTTTGGGGTCGGGCGGCAACGGTGGGACGGCGGATTTGGTTGACGGCTCTGGCGGTGGCGGTGGCGGCGGGGCGTATTCCTCCATCAGAAACTTCTGTCCAGCTACGCCTTCGACGCCCATCACGTTCAGCGTGGCCGCTGGGGGTAGCGGCGCGGCCACCTTTACGTACTTCAGTAATGTCACGACCCTCAAGGCAATGAGCGGAGGTAATGGCGCTCCCGCCACGAACGCGCTTGGCGGCGCGGGGAGCGAGGGGGCTGGAACATTTGTCCGCAACGGTGGCAATTCTGGTCTGACGGGCAGCGGCGCGCGTTCTGGCGGCGGCGGCGGCGGCGCGGGCGGCCCCAACGGTGCGGGCAAGATAGCTGGCGACGGTTTCGGCAATATCCTTATCGGTGGTGGTGGCGGCGGCGGTGCCGCTGACAACGGCACGATAGGCGTCGATGGAACGGCGGGTGTGGGCGGCAACGGTGGTCGCTCTTACGACCCAACTCCTCCCGTCACTGCTTCGTTTACCGGATCAATGGCGGGTACGACTCTCACTGTCTCTGCCGTGACAGGAACGATGATTGTCGGAGCGGTAGTGACCAGCGCGTCCGCACCGGCCAACACGGTCCTCCTATCGGCTATCAGTGGTACGGAATGGCTTGTTTCTACGTCCGCTACGTTTGGCAGCGAGGCTATGACCTCGACCACGGTTGCGGGTTACACGGCGGGCGGCGCAGGCTCGACCAGTACAGCTACACCCGGCGCTGCTGGTTCCAACGGCTCTGGCGGAGGTGGCGGAAGCTCCTCCCAGACTGCCGCAAGCGTCGGCGGTGCGGGCTCCTGCGCCTACGACGGCTCGGGCACTGGTTCGGGTTCTGGCGGTGGTGGTGGCGGCGGTCTTGGCGTGACGCTCGCCACGGGCGCAGCAGGGGGCAATGGCGGGTGTAGCGGCGGCGGCGGCGGCGGTGGTGGCCGTGGCATCACCACGGGCGGCGCGGGCGGCACTGGCGGCGACGGCAGCATCGTGATCGAGTGGACACCATGATCACGGTACGCTGCGGTGTGCCCTCGGCAATAAGTGCGTTAATCCTCGTAGGAGGATGAATTATGATTTTTGGTGAACGGACCCCAGCATGAAAATGTTCCTTCTACTTCTCGCGCTGGTTTATTTTTAGAGGTTACCATGCCTTCAATAATCAACTCGACTGGTACATCAAGCGGCCTCGCAACGACGGCGGATGCCAGCGGCGTGCTGGAACTTCAGTGTGCCGGGAACATCGGCATATCCATCGACGCAACAAGAAATGCGACTATCGGCGGCGGTTTGATTGCCACGAACGCAACGAACGGCTTCGTCTATATTCCAACTTGTGCAGGCACACCAACTGGTGCGCCAACAGCTAAGACTGGATTTTCTTCAGTTGTTGTCGATGCAACCAACGGCAAGCTTTATTTCTACAGCGGCGGCGCTTGGCGGGACGCTGGTCTGTGACGCACAATAGGAATTCGTCATGGCTTCAATAATTAACTCGACTGGCACATTAAACGGCATCGCGGAGACTGCGGATGACAGTGGCGTGCTGGAATTGCAGGGCGGCGGCACTGTGGGTATCGCCATCGACGCAAATAATAATGTGTCTATCGGCGGCGGGTTGATTGCCACGAACGCAACGGACGGTTTTATCTATATTCCAACTTGTGCAGGCACACCAACTGGTACGCCAATATCTAAGACGGGGTTTGCTCCGGTTGTTGTCGATGCAACCAACGACACTTTCTATTTCTACATTGATGGTGCTTGGCAGAGCGTGGGCAGGGGGGCAGGCTTCTTCGTGTCGGGCGTCGGGACTGTGCGGACGTTGCCCGAGTTGAGCGTGCTGCTAAACGCGGACCCAACGCTCAACGTCACGATGCTGGGCAGCTACAACGCGGAATATGACGGCGTGTTTACAGAATCGCCCCTCGGCACCACGTCGGCCACGCCCTACACTGGCACATTCGACGGCGCTGGCTACACGCTCCGCAATTTCAGCTTGCTGGACACGTCAGCAACTCCCGGCTTGGAAGACGGGCTTTTTGGCAACGTCGGGAACAATTCCGGCATCGGCACCGTCAAGAACCTGACTGTTCACGGCACACTTACGCAAACGGCGTGGGAGCGCGAGACCATCGCAAGCGATGGACGTTATCTACTTGGAACGACAATCGGCGGCGTGGTTGGCTCTCTCCGTGGCACGCTCGATAACGTCACCTCGAACATGGCAGTCTACGGCTCCTCCTCGGGCGGCCAGCATGGCGGCCTCGTCGGGCGCAATGAGCAGTGGCCAGATAAGACAATCACCGGGATCACGAAGGCCAATCCGGGCGTCGTCACTGTTACCGCTCACGGCATGGCGACTGGTTCACGTATTCATATTGAAAACGTCGTCGGTATGACAGAGGTGAATAACACGACCTATACGATCACGTCGCTGTCGGCCAACACCTTTAGTATCGGCGTGGATACCTCAGGATACTCTGCGTACACGTCGGGCGGCGTCGCGCAAGGTGCGGGCACGGTCAAGAACTGCACAAGCAACGCCACCGTTGTCATCAGCAGAGAGTGCTACAACACCTATCAATCCCCGCTGGTTGCGTCGAACCGTGGCCTGATCGACAATTGTGTGACCAATTCATCTGCCGTTACTACTGCGCCGCAAGGATACGCGCCGACCCCCGTAGTCGGGGACTACGCGGCGGGCTGGACGGGTACGGCCTCGATTTCCGGTACGACCATGAACGTCACCTTCACCGACCTCGGCGGGATGGCTGTTGGTCTGTATATCTACGCCCCAAACTCCGTGCCGGGGTCTATCATCGCGGACGGCACGCAGGTCGTGGCTAACCTTGGTGGCGGAAACTGGCAAGTCAGCATCTCGCAGACCGTCGCCAGCCGCGATTTGATGGCAGCGGACGGCGACACTGACTCATTCCTGACCACAGGTTCGTGGATGGGAGCTATCGCAGGCGACAATGGGTTGCCCGGTGTGGGTGACAGCCCCACGTCGCTGATCCAGAACTGCACGTCCTATGCCGCTCTCAACAACTCAGACAACCTCAACAGCGCCAACTACACTGGCGGCATCGTCGGCTATCAGGGCGACGGCACGACGGAAGATTGTCGTGCGTATGGTGATGTGAACGGCGGCAATAGCTGCGGGGGCATCGTCGGGTTCAATGCGATCTCTACTGCCGTCGTTCAGCGTTGCGGTGCGAGCGGAGACGTTACCGCGACCGTCAGCAACATTGGCGGCATTGTCGGCCAGAACTATGGCACCGTGGATGAAAGCTGGGCGTCGGGCGACGTGTCGGGCACGACCAGCATCGGAGGTGCCATCGGCCTGCTTCGTGATACGGGCGTGGTCACGTCTATCTTTGCGTTCGGCAACGCTACAGGAACTTCAGGCGTCGGCGGCTTGATCGGGCAGGCCATCGCAGGCAGCAGCATAAACGAGGCGTACAGTCTCGGCGTGCCGTCTGCGCCATCGCGTGTCGGCGGCTCCATCGCCATTCGCGCAGCGGGCGTCACGGCCACGGATGTCTATTGGGACATCGACAGTTCCGGCAACGCGGTCGGCGTCGGCTCTGGCGTTACTACGGGCGTCACGGGTCTATCTGACGCGGCACTTCTGGCGGGCATGCCTTCCGGCTTCGGCGCAGAGTGGTCGCGTGGCGTCATCACGCCAGACTACCCGATCATCAACACGGCACCAACACCAGCCAATCCGACCATCGTCCTCAATCCGCCGCTGGCTATGTCGCTTGTCTCCAGCGCGACATCTGTCGATAGCACGACCATCACCATGCCCACCGACATCAAGGCGGGCGACTATGCGTACATCATCAGCTTCGCGCAGAACAACACAAACTCGGCCCCGGCGCTCGTTTCCGTCACTGATACCAGCGCATCACCAAACTGGACGCTGGTGAACCAGCAGTTTTCCAACGCAACAGGTCGTGCCTGCCGCATCAGCGCCTACGTCAAAATACTGCTTGGCACGGAAACGACAGTAACCAGTATGGCGTTGGCTTCGCGAGGCCAAACCATGAGCGTCATGGTATTCCGCCCCAGCGACCCGGTCGTTGGTGACACTTGGACGCGCCTAAATGCCCGCGTGGAGATTACTGGCGCGGCGACCGGAGTTGCAGCGCAGAGCATGGCGGCAGGCACGTCTCCCTGTGTCGTCGTCGGATGCGCGGTCTATGACGGCGGCACGCCGCCCGCGAACCAAAGCTCGCTTGGCGACGACGAAGTCATCACGGCAACGTCGGCGTCGGGGGTGGTGTCCCGCGCGACCTATCACGTCAGCAACACGGGCGCGTTGGCCTCGACCTACACAGGCGACACAGATACTGGTGGGGTCGCTGTCATCTGTGTGAATGTGAGCCTGTCATGAGCGATGCAGAGTTTCTAACCGACTGCGTGGCCCGGTGCGAGCAGGGCGGGGGAAGCGCCGCGTTCTCTCACACCGAGATTGCCCGCCTCGTGGCGCTCTCGGATGTGGACGGGATCGACTACGCCGACGACGGGTCCGGCTCGCACACACTCAGCGCGCGGCTGGTCGGGTGGCTGGCCGAACTGGCTCGCGCACCGTGATCACCACGCCAACCCTGTCTTTCGTGAGGGACGTTATGAGTAACCGCAAAAACGGCCAACCCCTTTGGTGGGTCCGCCCGATTATCGACGGGCATGTTGACGATAGCACCGGCCATGCATTTACCGGCACTGAAGCGGAGATGGTGGAACACATTGGCAGGCTGCACCGGGAAACCGGGGTGCAGCACGCTGCGGTGTGTCCTAGGCAATAAATGCGTTAATCCTCGGGGGAGGATGAATTATGATCATTAGTGAAAATCAGCCGCTTTCTTTACGCGACTGGCTGGGTCTAGCGGCCATTGTTGGAGGCGGCCTCATTGCGTGGGGCACCCTCACGGCGGACTTTCGTGCGCTGGCGCAGCGTGTGGATAAAGGCGATTTGCGTGATGCAGAAGATAACAAGGCGCTTAATGCGCTCACTGGTTCTGTGATCGAGCTTCGCGGCGATGCCAAGGCGTTGCGGAAAGAGCAGGACCGGCAAGGACATCAGCTTGACCGCATCGAGCTTCTTGTGCGTGATCGTTATATACCTCCACTTTTGCCCCAAAAGCCTGCTCCCTAAGATTATGAGGATTCTATGAGTACGAACCGGAAGGCATTCTTCGACGGCATCCGCCCGGACCTGTTCGGCGGCACGCTTACGCAGGATCAGGTGAACGGCATCGACGCCATCCTCGACGAGTGGGAGGCGCGCAAGCTGACGGACCTGCGCTGGCTGGCCTACATGCTCGCCACGACCTACCACGAGACGAACATGACCATGCAGCCGGTTCGCGAAGCCTACTGGCTCTCCGAAGACTGGCGGCGCCGGAACCTGCGGTATTACCCGTGGTATGGCCGTGGCTACGTGCAGCTCACGTGGGAAGAGAACTACCGCAAGATGGGCCGACTGCTGGGCGTCAACCTGCTGGGCAATCTCGACCTCGCCATGGTCGCGCACATCGCCGCCGCCATCATGTTTGAGGGTATGATGAAAGCCGACAGCAGTGTTGGCGACTTCACCGGCAAGTGCCTTGAGATGTACTTCAACGACACGGTCGATGACCCGGTCGGGGCGCGGCGCATCATCAACGGGACCGACAAAGCCGACCTGATTGCCGGGTATCATCGCGGGTTTCTGAGCGATCTCCTGTACGCCCGTGGGGGAGCCGTCTGATGCCATTTCTTCCTCTGCTGCTCGGCATCGCGCCGACCGTCGCTAGCTGGATCATGGGAGACAAGACTGGTGCCGCAGTAACGAAAATCACCGGCATCGCCCGCAACCTGTTGGGCACCGACGACGCTACGGATATGGAGCGGGCTATTGCTGCTGACCCGAACCTAGCCTTGCAGTTTAAGATGGCGATCATTCAGGCTGAAGCCGACGCCCGCCGCCAGCAGTTTGATACCTTGCAGGCTCAGCTTGCTGACGTGGCCAGCGCCCGTAGCCAGACGGTAAAGCTTGCCGAGACTGGTTCAGCGATTGCGTGGGGTGCCCCGATCATCAGCACGCTGATCACGTTCGGCTTCTTTGCAATGCTGTATCTTGTGATCCGCCAAGAAATCCCAGAGAGTTCCCAGACGCTCGCCAATATCATGTTGGGTAGCCTTGGTACTTCTTTCACTGCGGTGGTTGGATATTGGGTCGGCAGTTCTGCTGGCTCCGCGCAGAAAACAAGCGCGCTTGAGAAGATTGCTCGTGGTTAGGAGCATTTGATGGCGAAGCGAGCATTGGTTAACCGGAGGCAATCTCATGCCCTTTAGCGAAGACCCGTATGGCATAGACCCATATGGCAGCAGTCCTCTTATTAGTCTTGTACCAGTCCCGACTCCTCCTGCGCCTTCTGGAACCACGACCTTCAATCTAGACCTTGGTGATATCATCACTGAGGCTTACGAGCGTTGCGGGATCATGGTCCTGTCGGGCAACGACTACCGGACGGCTCGGCGGTCCATCGATATCATGATGCAGGAATGGGCAAACCGGGGGCTCAACCTCTGGACGGTTGAAACCGGGACACAGGTCCTGACGGCTGGGACCAACACCTACAATCTGCCCATCGATACGGTTGACCTGATCGAGACCATGCTGCGTACCGGCACCGGAACGAATCAGCAGGACTACACCCTGACGAAGATTTCGGTATCGTCCTACGCCACCATCGCCAACAAGCTGGTGACGGGCCGCCCGGTGCAGGTTTACGTCAACCGCCAGATCACCCCGACCTTCACGGTCTGGCCGACCCCGGATGCTGCCCGGACCTACACGCTGGCCTATTGGCGGCTCCGTCGCATTCAGGACACCGGCACCCCGGCCTCCAACGTGATGGACATGCCGTTCCGTTTCATGCCCGCCCTTATTGCTGGCTTGGCTTACTATGTAGCGATGAAGAAAACCTCGGCCATAGACCGGGTGGCTGGGCTGAAGACGATCTACGAAGAGCAGTGGCAGTTGGCTGCGGACGAGGACCGGACAAGGGCTTCCTTCCGGTTCGTGCCGTTCATCCCCCAGAGGCTATGAAATGACGAGCCGGTTTGCCGCTGGCAGGAGGGCCAAGGGTACTTGCGACATGTGTGCGGGGGTCTACCTGCTCCATGAGCTTCGTCCGGAAATCTACAACCAAGCCCCCACCGGGTTTCTGGTTTGCTCCAGTTGCTGGGATTTGGATAACCCCCAGCTTCAGTTGGGCAAATTCCCGATCAACGATCCTCAGGCTCTGCGAAACCCCCGTGTCGATACCAACCTGATCCAGAGCCGACAACTTTGGGGATGGTCTCCAGTAGGTAATGCGTCCACCCAGTCTCAGGTATATGCTGGGTTCGTTAGCGTAAATGGTCAGTTCCAATTTCCCAATACTCAGGAGAATCCGTGATGGCTAAGGGTAAATTTGAAGATTCCAAGAAGGACAAGGATCAGGACAAGAAGCTGGCTGCCAAGAAGGGCATGAGCTTCAAGGCTTGGGAGAAGTCCCCGATGGATGCGAAGCATGACCGGCAGGGTTCCATGAAGGGACTCAAGGCTGGCGGCAAAGTCAAAGGCAAGTATTAGGAGGGACCGACCATGGCTGACAAAAAGACGAAGTCGTTAGAGTACGCCGTTGACGAAGCGGAATTTATCCCCAAGACATCGATTCGCCCGCGCAGCCCCGAACTGATGGGCCAAAGGATTCGGCCCAGTCAGTGGGACCAATATACCGACCAGAACGAGGCTGCAAGGGCTGCGGACCTTGAGGACATCAGCGCCGCATCTAAGATTGGGTTTAAGAACATGGATCGACGTATCTCCGGCGAAAGATACGCCAAGGGCGGCGGTGTCACCCGCTTCAAAGACGATCACTGCGGCCATGCAGACATGAAGCGTGGCGGTTCCGTTAAAAGCAAGTGTTAGGAGAACGACAATGGCAAAAGCAAAAGGTGTTACCAGCGGCGCGATGAAGTCTGTTGGTCGCAACATGGCTCGGGCAAATAACCAGAAGTCTTCGGCCAAGGTGCCGATGAAGTACGCCAAGGGCGGGAATGTGAAGGCTCCCAAAGAGATGGTCCCCCCGTCTGGCAAGATGGGTTCCATGAATGGCATGGGCATGGACGACAGCGGCTTTGGTTCCGGCACTGCCCGTGGCGGCAAGGCCCAGACCAAGGGCAAGGCTTTCAAGGGATCGTTCTAACCTAACCCCCAGAGGGGATGAACCGTGGCTTGGACATACACTACGCTGAAAGCTGCTATCGAGTCCTATCTGCAAAACTCCGAGACGGAGTTTGTCGATACCTATATCGATGTCGCCATCAGGCAGGCTGAAGACCGGATTTCCAAGTCGGTTATCCTCCCCGCAAATCGGAAGCATGATCTGATCAATCTACCAAGTGGCTCAACCACGGCTGATCTTCCTTCTGATTTTCTGGCTCCATTCGAACTCAGGATCAACAACGCGGGGGAGTTCACGCACGTTGATTACTCGGATGTCTCCTACATGCGTTCGGCATTCCCCAACCCGCTAATGGTTGGGGTGCCTCGCTGGTATTCGATGTTCGATGCAACAACCATCATCTTGGCACCCACTCCGACAACTGGTCTGAGAGGGTGGCTCAACTACTTCCACAAACCGGAGTCCATCGTTACTGCCGGAACTTCGTGGCTCGGCAGTAATGCCGAGAACTGTTTGCTCTATGGCTGCTTGGCAGAGGCTTACACCTTTCTCAAGGGCGACCCTGACCTGATGAAGCTGTACGAGGAAAAGTATCAGGTTGCTTTGGGTGGTCTGAAGAAACTTGGTGAAGGCATGGACCTTGGGGATGCATATCGAATGAATGAGCGCCGGGTGACTGCATGATTCAGCAGACCCCCACGGCCAGTTTCAGACAACAATTGCTGGAGGGCGTGCATGATTTCCGCACGACCGGGAACGTCTTCAAAATTGCCCTCTACTCCAGTTCCGCCACGCTTAACTCCTCGACCACGGCCTATTCATCCTCCGGGGAGGTTAATGTTTCCGGCTACACGGCGGGCGGGGCAACCCTGACCAACGTGAACCCTTCCTCCAGCGGCACCACTGGATTTACAAGCTTCTCTACGGTGACATGGGCGGCCAGCGGACTGACCGCTCGCGGTGCCTTGATCTACAATTCAGATGCTGTGGGGTACACCAACCCGTCCGTCATGGTTCTGGACTTCGGGATGGATCGTTCTGACCTGAGTGGGGTTTTCACGATTACCTTCCCAACCTTTAATTCCTCATCTGCGATTATAAGGGTTAGCTAAATGCCCAGTACATACTCAACCAATCTCAAGCTGCAATTGATGGCCACGGGCGAGGACAGCGGCACTTGGGGCGTCAACACCAACAACAACCTTGGCACCCTGATCGAGGAGTCCATTGTCGGTGCTGCTACGGTTGCCATGGCAGACGCCAATCAGACCATCACGACCCCTGATGGGGTCACGGGAAGTGGTCGCCATGTCTATCTCAATTGTACTGGGGTCCTGACAGCCAACCGCAATCTGGTTGTTCCGACATTGAACAAAAACTACGTCGTTACCAATTCGACCACGGGTGGGTTCTCCATCGTGGTCAAGACGACAGCCGGTACGGGTATCACCATAGGCCCCGCCCTGAAGCGGTATGTCTACGCTGACGGAACCAACGTCGTAGAGGCAATTAACAGCGTTGGTGATTTTACCGTTGCGGGTACTCTCGGTATCTCTTCGGTGTCTACTACGGGTAACGCTACAATCGGTGGCAACCTTGCGGTCACCGGCACAACGGCTCTGACGGGCAACGCCACGATGGCCGGTACAGTGGGCGTTACCGGGGCTGTGACCGGAGCCAGCTTCAACAAGACTGCAATCACCGCCCCGGCGACCGGGTCTACTCTGTCTATTGCTGACGGCAAGACGTTTACCGCCAGCAATACGCTGACGCTGACCGGAACAGATAACACAGCCATGACGTTTCCGGGAACCTCCGGAACGGTTGTCACGCTTGACGCTACGCAGACGCTGACGAACAAGACGCTAACCAGTCCAACGATCAACACTCCCACGATTAATACCGCAACAATCAATACAGCGACTATCAATACCGGATCGATGGGCGCTGCCTCGACCGCGACGACGCAGACGGCGGGCGATAACTCCACGAAGCTGGCGACGACGGCATACGTTGACACCGCAGCAACCAACACAGCCTACGTCACGATGAAGGTTATCGGAGCATTCCCGTTCAGCTTTTCCTACACGCCCCGCCGGTCCACTTCTATCTTGACTATCGAAGTCGACATTCCGTCTATTGGCGGCTCGAACACCACCAATTCTTTGACGGTGACCGTCGGTGCGTCAACGCTCAACACGGCCTTTATCCAGTTCACAAACCTAGCCTACCACGCAAGCCCATTTCGCGTCATTGGGACGTATCAGGTTGCGTCGGCTGCGGCGCTTACTATTGGCTCCGCTTTGACGGGCGGCGGCACGCTGACGGGCTCGGGAACGGTGTACATGCGCGTCACTGAATCCTACGGAGTGATTTCGTGATTTCGCTATCAGCGCAATCCGGATTGACTAGAGGCATGGTGTCCTGATGCTTACCCCCCTGAAGTTTAAGCCGGGGATCGTCAAAGACCTGACCAGATATGCCAACGAGACTGGCTGGTTTGATTCCAACTGGGTTCGGTTTCGTATGAGCCTTCCAGAGAAGATGGGGGGCTGGCAGAAGTATTCGACTTCTACATTTCTGGGGATTTGCAGGGCTCTCATCAACTGGACGATTCTAAGTGGAAGGCAATACTTCGGACTCGGAACCAACCTGAAGTATTACATTAATTCTGGCAGTGGTTCTTATACTGACATTACTCCAATCCGCAGAACAGTTACCTTGGCAGCCGATCCGTTTGCCACCACCATTGGATCGACCACAGTTACAGTGACAGACGCTGGCCATGGTGCTGTCCTGAATGACTTCGTGACCTTTTCTGGAGCAACCAGTTTCTCCGGTATCCCGGCAGGAGACTTTAACCAAGAACACCAGATCACCGGCATCATCAATGGCAGCAGTTACACAATCACCGTAGATACGGCAGGCCAAATCGTTGCTTCGGGAGGCGGCGCAGCGGTTGAGGCTGAGTACCAGATCAATGTTGGTCTTGCTAACTCAGTGCCGGGTGTTGGGTGGGGCGCTGGCACATGGGGGCATGATACATGGGGATCGGATGCCACCGATGGCATTTCACAAAATCTCCGTCTCTGGTCGCATGATAACTACGGAGAAGACCTGATCGCGAATGTCCGCAATGGTAACATCTATTACTGGGATGCGACCACGCCGCTGGCAAGAATGGTTCCTCTTGAGGATATACCCGCCGCGTCTGATGCCCCGGTTGTTGCAACAATTATCATGGTGTCCTCTGAAGAGAGGCATGTTCTTGCATTCGGGACCAACCCGATTGGGTCGGCAACCCAAGACCCTCTCTTCATTCGCTGGTCCGCAACGGAAGATGCCGCTGACTGGACGCCGACCGTAATCAATACAGCCGGTGGCTATCGCCTTTCTGTCGGCACCAAGATTGTAGCTGTTCTTGAAGGAAGAGCAGAAACTCTTATCTACACGGATGTTGCCATCTACCAGATGCGCTGGACGGGAGCGCCCTTTGTCTTCAGCTTCGTTCAGATTGGTACGAACATCGCAATCATTTCTCCCAACGCGGCAGTAGCCTTGGGAGATGTTTCATTCTGGATGGGTCACAACCAGTTCTATTCCTACAATGGTCGCATTCAGATAATGAATTGTCCCGTTGCGGATTATGTATTTAGTCGTTTGACCATGGCGCAGTCTCAGAAAATCTATGCATTCAGCAACAGTCACTTCGATGAAGTCGGTTGGCTTTATCCCGGAGACAGTAATGAATGCGACAGCTATGTGATCTACAGTATCAGGGAAAACGTCTGGTACACTGGCTCACTCGGCAGGACCGCATGGATTGATCGTGGTCCGAGTTATCTGCCGGTAGCCACTTCCGAAGACGGCTACCTGTATGACCATGAGTATGGTTATGATGATGGCAGCACCAATCCGCCATCTCCGATAACGGCTTACATCGAGAGTTCTCCCATGGAAGCGCCGAATGGTGAGCAGTTCATGTTCATCAACAGGTTCATTCCTGACGTTACGTTCAGGGATTCTTCGGCGGCGAACCCGTCCGTGGACATGACCTTCACCATGCAGAACTATCCGGGCGGAAGCCTTACGCAAAACTACAGCAAGACAGTCACGCAAACCTCGACGGTCACAGTGGAGCAGTTCACGGAGCAGTGCTTTATCCGCCTCAGGGGAAGAAGCGCATCCTTCCGCTGCGAGAGCAATGACCTTGGGGTTGCTTGGCGTCTTGGTGTTGTCCGCGCTGACATCAGATCGGATGGCAGGCGATGAGGCTTCCCAATCCGCCTCCGGATTACGAAATTGCGTGGGGCAACCAGTACTCGCGTGTGCTTGAGCAGGAAGTGCAGAACCTATGGAACGCCATCCGGCTTTTGCAGCAAAGTACGCTACCTTCCTACACGACGGCGGAGAAAGTCACCCTGACAAACAGGGCGGGCTGGCTGATCTTCGATAGCACGCTCGGCAAGGCTTGCATCAATACCGGCGCGGGCTGGCAAACCATAACGAGTGTATGAGGACAGCAATGCCATCACATCCCTATAAAGACATTGCGAATCATCTGGCTTCCAAGGGCAGGTATGGAGATACTGAACTCCTGCATGTAAACCGTGCGGAGCTTCGTGGCCTAGCCGCCGCCATGCCCGGTGGCAAGCTGACGATCAACCCCCACACCGGAAAGCCTGAAGCGTTCCTGCCGTTCCTGCTACCCCTTCTGGGCGGTCTGGCTGGCAGTGCATTCCTGCCCGGTGCCGTTGCCGCCATGGGCTTGGGTACGCTGGGCACCACGATGGCTGGTGCCATTGGCTCCGGTGCCGTGGCTGCGGGTCTTGGTCTGGCAGAGGGCAACGACATAGGGACTGCTGCTGGCAAGGGACTGCTCTCGGGTCTGGGCAGCTATGGCTTTGGTTCCGCGCTGGAGGGTCTGGCCAGCGGAACAGGGGCTACCGCTGCCGAGGCGGCTGAAGCTGCGACCAAGGAAGCTGCGAAGCAGGGTGCCACAGGAGGTATTGGCGCGGCCCTTCCGGGTAGTACTCCTCTTGATCCATCTGTTATGCCCAGCACCAGCAGCATCGACAGGTTTAACCCACTTGATCAGGGGCAGTATCTTCCCGCGTCCAGCGCCCAGCCGTGGGCCGGTGCTACTAGTGTCGGTGCCCCATTGCAGGTTCCTGCCCCCGGCATGTTCGGGGACATGGGGAACCAGCTATCCAATGCTGGATCAAACTATCTGGACACAGCCCAAAAGGCGGCAGGTAATCTGACCAACCCCAAGGCTTTGTGGGGAACCTTCGGAACGAATTCTTCAAGGACGCTCCTCCCCATGGGCCTGTCCATTGCCGGTCAGGGCATGTTCGACCAGAAGCCCCCGCCGCAGATGCCCGTCGAGCCAACCTACCCCGCAGCCTCGACTGCTGGCACCGGACGCCAGTACGCCGAGGCACCCTCCAGCTATAGGCCGGGAAGAGACCCTGAGTGGAACTATTTCCGAGGGGGTTATCGGGATGGTGGCAACGTCCGCCCGTCGAACGAGTACTTTAGCGACCTCACGGTGGGTAAATACCCTCCGTTGAACGCCGAGAACCTCATCAAGGCAGGCGCGATGCGCGTCACGCAGCCGGGGAACGGGCGGGACGGTGGGTTTGACCAGAGTGACGACCCCGAGTTGTACTCCTTGGTGTCCTACGCCAACGATACGCACCCCGACAGCTACAGCAGAGCATGGCCCGACAAGCCCTCCAGCTACGAGAGCGCGTCTAGGTCGTTGAACGAACCGGGTGCTTTGTACGACGGAAAATACCGACAGTTGGTGTGGTCTGCGCAGCAGCGTGGCATGCCCGCGAGGGATATGTACTTGCCGTCTGCTTACCAGCAAGCCGACACTAACTACGCTGACGGTGGCGGCGTGGCACATGGTGGACTAAGCCGTGCGATATCGGGACCGGGCAACGGGCTGGATGATTCCATCCCCGCCATCATCGATGGTCGCGTACCGGCCAGCCTCTCTTCGGGAGAGCATGTCATGCCCGCTGCGGCAGTCTCTGCCTTGGGGAATGGTTCCACCGAGGAAGGTTCCCGCCAGCTTGAGGCCATGACTGACAGGATTCTGAAGAAGAAGTTCGGCACCAAGAACAGGACGCCGCGCCCGCTTAACCCTGCAAAGATGCTGGTGGCTTAATCCCCCATGGCAGATGATCTCCAGATTTCCCTCGTCCCTCTCTTCGCTGTCGAGAAAGAATGGGACCGCGTCAAAAACATGTTGAAGGTGGCGACCGACATGAGCGGTGGCCGATACAAGATCAATGATCTTAAAAGGAAACTGACTACGGGGGAGTTTCAGCTTTGGGTGATCTTCGATCAGAAGTTTGAGATCGTTGCGGCAGTCACCAGCACTTGCACCGAGTACCCGGACGGGAAGTTTCTAAGCGGCCAGTTTCTTGGCGGCACCCGACTGGACGATTGGAAAGACAAGTTCTGCGATGTCTTTGATCAATGGGGTTTGGACTGTAAATGCAAAAGCGTAGAACTTACAGGCAGGTCCGGATGGTCCAAGGTCCTAGCTCCGAACGGGTATCGAGAGATGTACCGTACCTATCAGAAAGACCTAAAGTGACCGGAGGATATTAATCATGGGTAGTGGAAAAGGCGGCTCTAGCCCGTCGCAGCCGACGACTCAGAACGTAAACAGTTCGTCGCTTCCTGCTTATGCGGAACCTTATTTCAAGTCGATGATGGATAGGGCGCAGGCGATCAGCAACAATCCCTACGTACCCTATACGGGGGAGCGTCAGGAAGCGTTCAGTACTCAGCAGAAACAGGCTTTCGATAATGTCGATAAGAATGTCGGCAACTACCAGCCCATGTTCGATCAGGCATCCCAGAGATATCAGGCGGCTAGTGGATATAATCCCACCCAAGTCACCAACACTTATGAGGCGAATGGCTACACGCCGCAGAACTGGATCGATCCCAATGTAGCTTCCCAGTACATGAGTCCCTATCAGCAGAACGTCACCGACATCAACAAGCGGGAAGCTATCAGGGATTATGGCCAGCAGCAGCAAGTCCTGAACAGGAGTGCTCAAGCCGGGGGTGCTTTTGGCGGATACCGTCAGGGCATCGAGGCTTCCGAAGCTACCCGCAACCTGAATACGGGGCTTCAGGATATTCAGGATAAAGGACTTCAGAACGCCTATAGCAGCGGGTTGGCTGCCTTCAATCAAGATCGTTCGTCCACGATGAATGCGAACCAGCTTAACAACCAGTATGCTCAGAAGATGGCCGAGATGATCATGGCCGCGCAGGGGGCGAACAACCAGTACGGCATTCAGAACGCCCAGCTACAGGCCGACGTTGGAACGCGACAGCAGAACTTGGGTTCCGCAACTCAGGCTGCTGGTCAGGCTGATGTCGCTGCTCTACAACAGGCTGGTGGTGCCCAGCAGGCATACGGTCAGGCTGGCAAGGACATTGCGTATCAGGACTTCATCAACCAGCGGGACTACGACAGGCAGAACATGAACTGGCTGAGTGGAATCCTGCGAGGCGTTCCTGTTCAGGCCAACAGCAGCACGACCGGGTACACTGCCCCACCCAGCACAACGAGTCAGATTGCTGGTCTTGGTCTCGGGGCTGCTGGTCTGGCAAAGATGGTCGGGTAATGGCCCACGGGACGCACTGCACCTGTGGGGTTATGGGCATCTCCTATAACTTCGCAACCAAAGAGGGTCTTATCTTTGCGGTCGAAGAAGGGTGCCGTATGTCCGAGGCATGTATCGATATTTTTCTGAAGGTAGACCCGGAAGTCTTGCTTATTCACATCTTTGTGGACGGCACCTCAGATGTAATCTGCATCAGGAAAAATGACTCTTGGTCTTTCCGTGATGCACAAAAATCGCAGCCGTTGTTCCCTACCGAATGGTCGGAAGTGAGACACTAATGAACATCCTTCAGCAGCAGAATTCCGCCAAGGAACTTTCGGACCAGCAACTCCAGCAGGAGCTTCTCAATCCGTCTGGGGCGCTGCCTTCGTATCTGGCTCTCTCCGAACTCCAGCGCCGGAAGGACATGCGTGCCAGTTACCAGTCCTTGCAGGGCAAGCCCGGTAGCAGCATGGCCGAAGAGTTCTCTCGCGGTCTTGGTGGTGCTGATGTCGGTAAGTACGGCGAGGCGGTACGCGGGGCGATGCCTTCATCCCCCGGAGGGGAACAGCCGCCGATGCCGCCCCCGATGCAGCCTCCAATGCAGCCTCCAATGCAGGCTCCGATGCAGGCTCCGATGCAGGCTCCGATGCAGCAGCAGCAGTTCGCGGCTGGCGGTGCCATCATGGCCCCCGGCGCGACACCGGCTGTTGGAGCCACCATGGGAACGCTTGGGAATTATAACAGCCAAAACAATGGTAGCTCCCCTCCGCGCAAGGACGAGAAGGATATCCTTGCTGGATTCAAGAAGGAAGATGGCAGCTTCAACCCCGCAGCCCTTGGCCCGCTGGCTGGCATCATCGCAGGGCAGTCTGTTGGCGACAGCTTCAAAGGCTTTGCCAACTCTATGATTGGTCCTGTTCCAAGACTGCTGGGCTTCAAGGGCTTTGCCGATGGCGGTCCGGTGCATTATGACAATGGCGGCGTCATATACGGAAACACTTCTGTTCCGGATTTGTGGCGTATGATTACTGGTCAGATGGCACTGCCTTCCAGCAGCGGAAACAATATTCCCGCCATCACTGGTCCATTCTCTTCTATTGAAGCAGACAAGGCACAGGAAGCATTAAGGCCCACGAAGGCAGCCTTGGCTTCCTCTGGAGCCCTTCCCGGCCCAACGACCATTCAGGATATCCTGAAAGGTATCGGCATCACCGACCAAAGGCTTGGGATTGCCGGTGCCTCCAACATGAACCCGTATCAATCGGTTTCGTACATTGATACCTTCGGCGGTGCCAACTCTGGTGGACCGGGTAGTGGTGGCGCTAGTGACAGCGGAACGTCTTCTAGCAACAGTGCCGCAGCAGATGGGGCTGCGGCAGACGCAAGCGCGGCGAGTGCAGGCGCGGCGTCAGCAGGGAACAGCGGGGATGACGGCACTGGAGGTGGTACTGGTGCAACCTATTACCGTGGTGGTCCGGTTCGCTTTGGTGACGGTGGTCCGGTTCGCTTCGACAAGGGCGGCGGTATTCCGAGTTGGCTGTATCGCGCACAGCGGGCAATGGGTATGCCGACTGAGCGTAGCATTCGCCCAACGGCTATCACCGAACAGGATGTAGCCGATGCTGAAGCGACGAGGGAACGGATTGGATTGGAGAATCCCAATGCCATTCTCCCGAATCCTTATCCGCTCTCCCGTCAGTCTGAAAATAGAATACCGGGTCCCATCAACCCCGCGCTAGGCAATCAATACAATCCCTATCCAGAGGGTACATATATTCTGCCGTCTGAGCCGCGCTCTTCGGCTTTCGGAAGAAACATTGTGGACCCATTGGTGAAGCAATGGAATAAAAAGCCCGAGCCTGTCTTTAGTGAAAAAGATTTGCTCACTATGGAGCAGGTAGGCAATAGACCCAGTTGGTTCACACAAACTACAGAAGCCGAGCGTGCGGAAATTGAAGCAAAGAATGCTGTTCTGGAGCAGAAGAAAAAAGACCTGACCGCGTCTTCCGCTGGAATTCCCGCCGCAGGGATCGACAACACCGGGCGGCTTGAGCCTGCCCTGAGTAACCCGAATGGAGATGTTGATGAAGGAGGTTTTGCTCCGGGCAAAGCACCTATTCCTCAGGGCAAAGGACCTGTTGTTCCGGGCGCTCAACCCCCTCCTTCTTCGCGCAGACAGATTTCTCCTCCGGGCGGAGGTATTCCTGATGCAAGCGGACCTAGCGGTGGTGATGGCCGTCGTGGCGGCGGCTCTCCTAATGGTGGCATTGGTGCTGCTTTAAATCCTGATCTCGATGGTTTCGTCGGACAGGTCCGTGGCTTGCAGTTGCCAGATCGATTCGGTGAGATTGAGGCCCGTAACCAGCAGGAGCGCGATGACCTGAAGGCTGGCCGGGAAAGCGACAAGGGTCTGGCCCTGCTTAAAGCTGGCATGACCATGGCTGGTGGCACCTCTTCCAATGCGCTGTCCAACATCTCTGCTGGCGTAACCGCTGGCATCAGTGAATGGAGCGCGGCAGAGAAGGAGTTCCGTGTCGCCAATCAGGCTATCCGCTCTGCCGAGAATGCCATCCAGATTGCTCGCGCCAACAGGGACGAGAGACAGCTTGAGATGGCCGTCAAGGTGAAGATGCATTTCGAAGAAATGCGGGAGAAGGCGGCAGCCAGACGGGATGCTGCTGGTGCCGCTGCTGGTGCTAGGTCTGATGCTGCCTCTGCTAGGGCCGATGCCCGCGAAGAGCGGGTATTGGATCGTGCAGAAAGCCGTGCGCTAAGGGAAGCAGGTAGCATTCAGTCGTCCATCAATACCCTGTCCACCTCCATAGACAGGAATGAGCGTCTGCTTACTGCCATGGGCACGAGTGGGGCCAGCCCGGAAGAACAGAAGGCTCTCCGCGAAAGGATTGCGGCTCAAGAAGCTGCAATGCACGCCCTTGTTAGAGACCTTAGTCAGCTTCGCGGCGGTATTGCCGACAGGTCCGGACGGGTGACTACATCACCCACAACCAAATCTGCCTATGATCGTATGCCTTCCGGCACCCAATACACTGCCCCCGATGGAACGGTGAGGACGAAGCCATGAGTTGGTGGGAGAATGATCCAATAGCTGGGCAGTCTCCCTCCAAGGGAGATGAATGGTGGGCGAACGATCCGGTCGTCGTCAGTAAGAAGGCTCCCGCTCCCCCGCCTCTACCCAAAGAGACTCTGATCGGTGCTGGCATTGAAGGCCTGAAGGGTGATCTCCGGACGGGTGGAGCCCGCATCCTGCATGCCGTTGGTGCGCCTGAGTGGGCCGGGGAAGTCGAGAAGCAGGCGCAAGAGAACTACGCCCGTCAAGCTACTCGTCCCCTCACCGAGATCGAGGAGAACCCGTGGACATGGAATAGCGCCAAGGGCATCTATGAACAGGCAGTATCATCGCTGCCCAGCATGGCCCCCGTCATGGCTGGTGGTGCCACAGGTGCCGCTATTGGCCTCGCTGGCGGTCCTCTGGGTTCGCTGGCTGGTTCCCTTATTGGCGGTGCCGCTGCGGCGATACCCCAATTCATTGGCTCTAACCTCAAGCGTCAGACCGAAGAGAACAAGGTTCCGCTTGCCGATACCGACCTTGCCACAGCGAGTGGCACTGCCTTGGCTCAAGCGTCATTGGACTCCCTGCTTGGGGGCGGCCTGTTCGGTGGACTGTTCAAGGTCCCGGCTTCCATTGCCAAGAAGACCGTCAGCCGTATGGCCGCTAAAGCCATCGAGGGAGGCCTTACGGAGGGTCTCACAGAGATGGCGCAGCAGTGGCTGGAGGTTCTACAGGCCAATCCAGAAAAGGCCTACGCGATGCCCCCGGAGGTTCGGAAAGAAATCCGAGACTCTGGTATCGTTGGTGGTGCCATGGGTTTGCTGGGTGGTGGTGCTTCGGGAATCAAGAAACCGCAGGCCGACCCATCCCCCACGGCGGATGACCCCTCCGTCCCGCCTGCTCCTCCGTCTACTCCCCCTCCGGGACCCGCAGGACTGCTTGAATACAGACCCAATATGCCTGAGTACCCGAATGAATGGGCACCTCAGACATATCCCGCTGGAAGGCATGACCTAGACCCGACATCCACTGGATGGGGAGAACCCAAGCCTGCTCCTGATCTCACGCCTCAGAAGCTGCTTCCCTATATCGAGCGTCCGGATGAATACCCGAATCCTTACGCTCCTCAGGTTTACCCGGCTGATCGCCACGATGGTACGCCCGGTAGCACCGGCTATGGCGGGGATGACACACAGCCCCCTCTGGGTAGCCCCCCTCCGGGTGGCCCTTCCGGGCCTGCTGGAGGGCCTTCCGGTCCTGCTGTCCCCCAACCCCCGGCTTCCCCGGCACCCCCTCCAGCGGCCCCCGTAGCCCCGCCTGCGGCCCCTGTAGCCCCTTCCCCTCCTCCTCCCCCCAAAGCCCCCGCTGGGAAGAAAGATAATACCGGGCAGCAAGTCTTCGATCACATAGCGGAACAGCTAAGGGCTGTGGCCCAGCAGGAAATCGCGGCTGGCCAGAAGGCATCTGCCAATCCGATCCAGATCAATGCCATGGCCAAGATTTGGCGAGATCGCTATGAGACGCTGGCTAGGCTAAAGGGCACGACTGCCTTCGATGAGTACAAGCTGGAGAATCTTTCGGTCCAGTATGGCGGCGATCCGAATGCCCAGCCTGAGGTAGCGGCACCCCCACCCAAGAAGTTCCTGAAGAAGCCGACCGCCGCCCCCGAGGTGCCTGCTGCTCCAGAACAGAGCAAGACGCAGTTCTTCAACAACGAAATCCTTCGGCTACAGAAGAAGGGCGTGAAGGACCCTGTTGCAGAGGCGACCAAGACAACCGAAGCCAAGTATCCCACCAAAACAACGTCCGCTTCAGCGCAGACCAACTATCCAGCCAAGCGTCCCTCCGAGAACGACAACAGCTACTACGACAGGGTAGTTGTCGAAGCTTACAACAACGGGATGCCTCTGCCAGAGGCGAAGAAGTTTGCTGAAGCTGCGACTGATCATCATTGGCCGCCAAAGAACAAGACGACCCTCAGTCAGTTGGGTTCAGCATTCCGTAACTGGTTTGGCCGCAGCAAGGTAGCCAATGAAGATGGTGCCCCCATCACCCTCTACCACGGCACCTCCAAGGATAAGGACTTCTCTGGCTTCAAGGTTGGACCCCATGGTGCGTGGTTCACCACCGATCCTGAATCTGCGTCTCAGTACGCCATGCAGAACGACAGCATGGGATACCGCCAAGGTGCTGGCTGGAAGATGGAGAAGACCAACACCGCTTCGCGGGTGATGCCGGTCCATGTCAGGATCGAAAATCCCTACACCATGACTAGGGCCGACACGGATCAACTGAATCAGGCAAGCGGACGCCTTGGTGCCATGGGGTACAAGAAGGTTCAGTCTGATTTCTTCAATCAGCTACGGCGTCAGGGATACGACGGAGTTACCTACGGGAACGGCGTCTGGGTTGTTCTGAAGGACGCCAACCAGATCAAGTCTGTCCATAACCGTGGGACCTATGACTCGGGCTCCAACATCCTCAAGCAGGAGGGGGACATCAAAGGTCCTCAGGAAGGGCTGATCGAGGATCGCGGAACATGGTGGGCTAACTTCAAGAGATGGGCCAAGGGTGCCCCTCTGGTGGAGAGGCCTGCAAACTATCGCGGCGGTCCCGCTGTGTTCAAAGCTTACCATGGCACCACCCATGGGAACATAAGGCGGGTCAACTCCCGCAAGGGAGACAAGACGGGTGCCCTAGGTCAGGGCTTCTACGTCAGCACAAACCCGCGTGATGCTTCGGCTAATTACGGCACCCGTGAAGGTCCCGATGCAGTCCACCGTGTAAATCGCAGAACGTCCGAGATAGATGACTATCTGACCAACCTCCCCAAGGAGGAGAGAGCCAAGTACCTGTCGGAATACCTTGCAAACAATGGTCCATGGGATGCCAACAGCTTTGTCGGGAAAGTCCTGAAAGGGAAGTATTGGCCTGAGGCGCTCCTGTCCCTGCCGAACAAGGTGTATGACGCACTGGAAGCGCAGGAAGGTAACAACGTCTCGCGCTCAATTGCCGAGAAGGAAATCTTTGGAGACACCAGTGGCGTGGTGATGCCGGTCTATGTCCGACTGAACAACCCCATGGACATGCGGACCAACGGCACCAACTTCACCGGGCGAGACTACACCCGCCTGATCAAGGCGCTGAATGATCTTGCCGACAGCCATCCTAATGCTGATGTCGCTGGCCCGGTCAATATCCTGAACAACCAGTATCAGAATACCGGGAATGTCAGTGCCAAGGATGTATACGACATCATCAGGAAGTTTGGTCATGTCGATCCGGACCCTGAGTTCGGCGGGTTCGGCCAGTTGATACAGGACCTTGCCAAGAAATTGAATTACGACGGCCTGATCCAACAGGCAGGCCAGCAGTTCTCCAACATGGAGGAGATGACCAAGGACACCCTGCATGTGGTGCCCTTTAACGACGGCCAGACAAAGAGCCAGTTCAATCGCGGCACCTTCGATGAAACAAACCGTCTTCTCAAGCAGAACCCCGACCAGAAGACTGCCGAGAACATCGTCAACGCCGAGATAGAACTGCTGCCCAACAGCGCCATCATCCGGCTCTACAAGGCAGCCAACGTCAGTTCGTTCATGCATGAGTCTTCGCATCTCTGGCTGCGGAGCATGGTCAAGAATGCACCGTTCCATTCCCAGATCGCCAAGGATGTGGAGACCATCAGGGATTGGGTTGGCAACAAGGGCGAACCCTTCACCACCGCCCAGCACGAGAAGTTCGCTCGCGGTTTCGAGTTGTTCCTCTATAGCGGAAGAGGCCCGACGGCAGCCCTCACAAAGATTTTCAAGCAGTTCGCTACATGGCTGAAGGGTGTCTACGCCAAGGCTTCCGACATCAGGACCCCCGATGGCAAGTCCATCGAGGTGCCGGAACATATCATGCAAGTCTATGAGCGCATGTTCAGTGTCGATGAGAAGACCGCCGCAGATGGGAGAACATCGTACTCCCTGAATGCCGATCCCTTGCCAATCAGTGGGGTGGCTGAGAAGTTCAGTCAGGATAAAGAAGGAAAGAATATAAGCATTCAGGGTGGCTTCTCTACCGCAGAAGCCCTGAATGTTCTTGGTATGACCATGTACTCTGATCGCATTGATCAGGTGACAGCCAAGGAACTCGTCCAGAATTCATTCGATGCCATCAAGGCTGCACAGAAGAACAAAACCCTGAACGGTCGCGGCAAGGTCGAAATCTTTGCGAACAATGCTACCAATACCGTTACCATCAAGGACAATGGTATTGGCATGTCCACTCCCACCGTAACCAAAGCCTTCTTCACTGTGTTTGGCACAGAAAAGAAAGGTCTGTCTCCGCAGGAATCTTCCGGTGGATATGGTCTGGCGAAGATTGCCTTCCTGCTTGGCTCAAAGGAAATATACGTCAAGACCACCCACAATGGGGTGACGACCGAAGTCAGGTCTAATCCAGAAGCCATCAAGAATATGCTGACGAACAACGTGCCGATTCAGGCGCGGGTATCCAATACCCCCGACAGGCCCAATGGCACGGTTGTTCAAGTTACCTTCCCTTCGGAAAAGAAAAACAAGGATGGAACTAAGACTCCGTTCCAGATGTTTGGGGGATACTCAAGGCCCAACATTCTCGACAGTAAATTCGTTGGGAATTTTGATATCTATAATTCTAACACCAAGGAAAACAATCCGGATGAGATGAGGTCCAATGACTATGACAAATCATCAGCAACAGATATGGATAAATTTCTTCCCCCCAAGCAGATGAACTTTCCTTGGGGCAAGATTGAACTATTTCTTGGGAAGGACATGCAGAAATACGGCGGGAGTGTTGCCGTTAACAGTGCTGGCATGCCCCAGTTTAATTGGAACGTCAAAGATGTGGGCGGCAAATCCCCTGTCATTGATGCAATCGTGAATGTTCTTCCGAACAATCGTCCCGTTCAGGATGTGACTGCTGAAGACTCCCGCTCCGGAGGAGATGTTTATCCGTTCAGAACGGACAGAGAGAACTGGGCTCCACAGATTGCCAAAGATGTAGGGAACATTTCGCAAGCGATCATGGCCGAATCAAATCGCAGAGCGATTGCAGAAGATGTGAAGAAGATGTCGTCTCTTATGGAGATGCCATACACATCCCTTGGTTCTTCGACTTCCGGGAAGTGGAAGGAGATGCAGTCCACTGTAACCGAAGCCATGATGGCTGAAAATAATTTCGCCTCCGATACTGCCAAACTCAATCCAAGCAATCCGTATTTCCACTCCAACCTGAACATCGATGTTATCGAGCGGGCTAAAGAGAAATCCGGGACTGACCCCAAGAAGGCACAAGAATTCTTTGCCAAGTTTGGTTCCATCGTCAAGGACTTTGCCTTTACGCTGGGCCGTGTCGCGAGCGAGGGAGGGGAGAAGAACTTTGCGGCTTTTGTTTCTGGCGACAAAAGGATTGTCGGCGTATCCTTGGACAAGGAATATCGCGGAGTAAGTACAAGGGTTCCGTTCAATGGGTTCTTCATTAACCCCCTTGCTCTGCAAAGAGCGGGCACTGTTGCGGGAGGAAGAACCACATCTCCTCGTGGCATAGCTGCCAAGTGGTACGCCTTGATGATTCATGAAGCATCTCATGAAATCGAACGGAATCATGGCGCTAGTTTTGCCTCTCAGGAAATCGACCTAGCTTCTGCTATCGGTGATCTTCCCGGACCGGATGTAATGAGGGGTCATCTTGATGACCTTGAAGCCCTTGTCTTTTCGTATCGAAAAGAAATAACCGCTTTGACGGATGCCTATTATGAACCAGATACAGAAAATTATACTGCGTCACTCGGAGACACCAATACGTGGAGCGGATTGGAAAAAGACACCGGACGCGGTTATGGAGTCAATGATAATGGCGTTGGAAATGAACCCAACGCCAGCCAACAGGAAGGGAATAAAGGAGTTCGCTCTCTGGAGAATCAGGTTAGAGAGAGCGAAGACGCTGGAGGAATGGAGAGCCCTGCTACAGCAAGCATAACCCTGCAACAGGCTGCCCAGCAGACCCCCGGCCAGAACCCGACCTCGATCTACGCCATCAACAAGGCTTCGTGGAAGCAGAACGTAAAGCGCAAGGTCGAGAAATTCTTCAATCCGTTCTCGGAGATTTCTAATCCGGAACAGTACAGGGATTTGCGGAACCTTCTTGGTGGCAGCCAGTACGCCGCAACAGAGCAAGGTACGAAGTACAAGAACCTCTTCGCCAAGCTGACTTCTGCCCAGAAAGAATCGGTCAACACCTACTTCGATACACCGAATGCCGATACCAATCTGATTCCCTCTAGTATCCGGGCAGATACGATCAGGCTGAAGAACTACATCAACGGGGAACTGAAGCAGAAGCTGATCGACAACAATCTGCTTCCGGAAAGTGTTGCCGAGAAGAACGTCGATAGCTATCTGCCTCGCCTGTATCTCAAGTATCTTCTCGATGCATCTGGGATCAAGGGTTCCGGCATCAAGGCGAACCTGTCATGGGCGAAGAAGCGTAGCTCCAAGAGTCCAGAAGAACTCCTCGCCATGGGCGAGATTAAAGACCCCGGCGTCCGTACCTTCCATGCAATCTACCGGACGCAGCGCGACCTTGCGGTCATGGATTTCCTCAACAAGGTATCCAATAACTCGGACTGGGCACTGCCCCAGAGTCTGGTGACATGGAATGGGAAGAGGGTAACGGCTGACTGGCTGAAGCGGGAAGCTGAGGACATCCGGACAGACAGGATTATTGGAGAACCCGATCCCACCCGCAAGGCTGGGATGCTGGCGATTGCCGACGACATGGACAGGGTTGCCAACGAGGGTATCGTTGCTCTTAACCGCACCAACTACGACCAGAGCAAGTACACCAAGCTTCCCGACTCCTACGACTATGGTCCTCTACGGGGGATGATCGTCCAGAAGCAGATCGCGGAAGACATCATTGGCACCAACAACTTCGTCAACCCAGACAACACATGGGACAACTGGTTTGGCGACAGGGGTTCCAAGATCAGCCGCCTGACCAGCCTATGGAAGACCCTCAAGGTTCCGCTGAACCCGCCTTCCCAGATGCGTAACGTCGCATCGAACATGATCCTGCTGCACCTGTCAGGTGTGCCGATCCATAAGCTGGGAACGTACATGGTTCGTTCCGCGACCGACATGCGGGCTGGCGGGAAGTACTTCAAGATCGCCAAGGACTTCGGTGTCGGAAATGCCAGCATGACCGAACAGGAACTGTTCGCCATCTCGGAGGAACTACAGAAGCTGGAAGTCAACAAGCAGAACGGGTTCGCTGGATGGCGTGCGGTATATCGCGGGCTTCTCAAGGGAGCCAATAGCGTAACCGATTTCTACCAGAAGCTGGAGACATGGGGCAAGATCGCCAAGATCATGCATGCCATGGAGACCAAGACCAAGGAACATCCGAACGGGATGTCTGCGGAGCAGGCGGTACGCGAGGCGAACAAGTGGCTGTTCGATTACTCGGAGG